ACCCCTGCAACACCCCGCCGATCCGCAGATCCTCCGCCGACACGTGCGTGTTGACCGTCTCGATCCGCTTCGGCGCATCCGTCCCCACCGTCTCGGCCTCGCGCTTGAGCAACCCCACCAACTGCCCCGCCGCCTGGAGCACCGGCCGCGCGTCCTGCAACGGCTTGTCCCCGTAGACCGGCCGCCGCTTCCCGTCCTCCCCCACCTCCCACGCCACCACCGGGAACACCTCCCGCCCCTCCGACACGTACGGGTGCTCCGCGTCCAACACCTCGATCACCCGCTGCTGCGCGTGCTCGATCCGCAGCAACTGCAACTCCCGCCTCTGCAAAACCGTCCGCAGCGGCACCATCTCCAGCACCTTCGCGTAGTGCCTGCCCACCATCGCCCCGGTCATCCCGAGTTCCTCACCGATCTCGGCATGCGTCTTCCCGGCCTCGGCCAACTCCTGGATCCGCTGCACCGCCGCCGCCGTCCGCCGGGCCGTCATCACCGCATTCCCCGGCGGCCGACCCGGCCCCCGCCGCCCCCCGTTGCTCGCCCGCTTCACCGTCGCCGCGTACCGCTCGCTCTTCCCCGTCGCCTCGCCCCTGGTCGCCGGAACCTCGATCCTCGCCTCCGACCCAGGAAATTCAATCTCCACTAGAGCCACCCCTTCCCAGAACACGACTCGCCCGCTACCCGTCCAAGAATGTGCACTAACCCTCTGATCCGCATTCTACATTTCCTCTTCTCATTCCGTCCCACCCTCGTTCCGCCCTCGTCTCGGCCCACTCTCAGCCCCCTCCAGCATTGGTATATTTCTACAAGCTTGTAGCACATCGAAACAAAGCACCGACCAGGCGATCCTTTTTATTTTTTTTCAAGATCGTTTCAGCTGTCCCAGTACCAATCTGTTTCCGCAGGTCAGACCCATGATCAAAGTAAGGGCTAGCTGGGACAGCTACTACTGTTCCCCCTTACGCGTGCGCACATCGGCAGTTGACCAAACTAACTGTCCCAGCTTGCCCGGAAGCGCTGACCTGCGCAAACACCCAAATGACCCGTTATTGTACTTTCCCGAAAACACTAACCACTTTTTCACCGCTCTCCCCGCATCCCTCTCCGAACGCCCCGAGGGCCGCCGAATCGCCCTCGGCGGCCCTCGTCAACGTTACCGTTCTGTTACCTAAAACAATGTCTCCCAGCCCCCGAGCCCGACCCGAACTCATTCCCGCCCGGCCCGAGCCCGACTCGTCAGTCTCCAGCAGAGCCCCCGATCTCCGAGCCGAACCGCACCCCCGTCCACGACCGGTACCGATAATGCGCACTGACGTTGAGCCGAATCCACTCACCGCCCGGAAGGGACAATGTCGTCCAGTCCGGCATGCCCTCCGAAGCCTCCGAGTCGACCCGTCGCGTCTCCTCGTACCGGACCTCCGCCCCCCGCGTCCGCTCGTGCGTCTCCATCCGGGCCCGGAAGATCCGGTCGACCATCGTGCTGTAGCCCTTGTCCTTGCACCACGCCATGAAGACCGTGTGCAGGTGCCCGGAGTCCACGTGCCGACCGGCGTCCGCCACCAGCACCTCGTCCCAGAACTGCTCGATCAGGTCCACCTGCCCTCGCCATCCCGCTGTGTCGGTCTCGATCCGGGCCGGCAGTGCGGCCATTTCCTTGCCGGCCTCGTACCAGGCCATCGCGCCGCTGACCAGCCAGGACAGCACCGCCTCCCGGGCCCGGCCGCGGCGCAGCTGGGCCCGCAGCCGCACGTTGCCCAACTTGTCCGTCCCGTTGCGCAGGGGCTCTCCCTTCTCCTTGCCCTTGCGGAAGGTGTAGGGGAAGCTGACCAGGGCCAGCCGCCGCCAGGTGCCGTGGTCGGTCTCGGTCACGATCGGCTTGTAGTTGGTGTTCACGAACAGCGAGTGCGTCACCGCGAACTCGACCGGGTCCTGACGCATCCGCCGGGCCCGGATCACGTTCGTGCCCATGATCTTTTTGAGCCGGGTCACGTTGAGGTAGCGGCCCTCGGGCAGCTCCTCGATCCAGGCCAGCCGGGCCCCGCGCAGGTCCATCAGTTCGGTCGAGTGCCCGCCCGGGTCCCCGAGGATCACCTTGTCGTCCAGCAGCACCGAGTACTCGCCGGCAGCGGCGGCGACCGCCCCCAGGAACGAACTCTTGCCGTTGGCGCCGCTGCCGTGCAGCAGGGGCAGCATGTCGTCCTCGGGCGGGTGTCCGGTCAGGGCCTGCCCCAGTCGCACCCGCAGCCACTCGCGCACGTCGGCCGGGACCGCTTCCAGGGCGCGGCGCCAGGTGATCGCGCCGCTGCCGTGCCCGACGTGCGCGTCCTCGACGTAGGCCACCTCGGACAGCTTGGTGATGAAGACCCCGCGCATCCGCACGGTGTCGTGGTCCTCCAGCTGGCCGGTCCGCAGGTTCAGCACGCCGTTGGCCACGTTGAACAGGTCCGGATCGGCGTCCAGCAGGCTCATCTCGATCTCGGCGTGCCCGCGCAGCAGCCGGCACAGCGCGGCCACCTTGCCCTCCGCGTTGAGGCCCACGCACTTCTTGGCCCGCTCCGCGTCCGCGTCCCGCAGGTAGGCCACCGCCCACTCGCGCACCGCCTCGGCCACCTTCGCCGCGATGCCGACGTCTCCGCAGCCTTTCCACCGCTTGCCGGTCCACCGGTGCCACCCCAGCCCGGCCACCCAGATGTAGCGCCCGGAGATCACCTCCTCGTACAGCCGCAGCGCCACCGAGGTGTCCATGAACTCGAAGAAGATCGGGTGCGGCGCGTCCGCGCCGCCTGACGCGCCCTGCGGCGTTCCGTTGTCGGCCCAGTCGATCAGCCGAGCTTCTTCTTTCTCCAATTCCCGCAGCGCCCGACGTTGGGCGGTCGTGAGACGACCAGGGCCCGCTCCCGAAGCTTTGCGCGCTCGGAGCGCTTCCATCTGCCCGACAGTGACAACATCGGCGGGCTTCATTGCTGAACCCATCTGCTCACGACTCCTGTTCATATTGCCGTGGCAGTTCATACCCCGCCGCGTACGGGCCCGATCCCTGCCAATACTTTGCGCCGCCTGTTCTATGCCGCGCTACCAGTGCGTCTCCTGCTTCTTCTTCCAGCCAATGAAGATCAACAATTTCTAGTTCGTCGAAACTTCCTGCCCGTTCACCCAATGCGATGTGGTCGGCCAGGTCGGCCCCGTGCCCGTGCACGGCGGGGGCCAGCACGCATACGTAGTGCTTGTCCCACGCGCCGACCTTCCCGTTGAGCAGTTGCCGGTAGGTGCGCCAGGCGTGCAGCCACCCGGTCGGATCCCGGTCAGCCACGATCCACAGCCGACTGCGCTCGCACCCAGACTCGCGCAGCCGGTCGAAGCGGGGCAGCCAGGCGATTTGCTGGTTGTCCCATCCCACGCTCTCGCCCTGGTGCATGGTCGTGGCGACCATCCCCCACGCATTGACGGACGCGCAGGCGTCTTTTTCCCCAGCAGTCAACAACACGTCGTAGCCGCCGGCCACGGCGTCCATCAGCTCGGGCAAGAAGAACGGGATTCGGTCGGCGATCTGCGGCTTGTCTCTCTCCCAGTTGTCATAGGCATGAGAGGTCTTGGATTCCCCGGATTGATAGGAGTACCCGAACGCCTTGTCCACCCGTTCCCCGGCCGCGTCGAAAAGTCCGTAGCGAACCTTCCGGAACAGCTCGGCCCGGTCCAGTGAGCGGTAGATGTACTCCTCCTCCGGCTCCCGCCGAAAGGTGGGCTTCTTGCTAACTGCCACCTGCTTTCTCCTGACTCTGCACCACTTCCACCACCGGGATTCCCGCCCGCCGCGCCATACCCATCGTCATCCGGGTGCCGCGCGAGCAGCCCGGCACGTCCACCACGAACGCCAGGCACAGCGCCGCCCCGGCGTTCACCATCTGCTGGTTGCGGATGCGGTAGGCCCAGGGCGAGCCGTGCCGCGCCAGGTCCGGGGGAAAGACCTCCATCAGGCCCAGTCCCCACGCACCCCACGCGGCCATCGCCATCGCGTCCGCCCCGAGCGGGCAGCCGCCGTGCACCAGCGTCACCGCCTCCGACCCGCCCAGTTCGACAACCGCCTGCCACAGCCGCGCCCGCAGCGCCGGCACGTCCGTCCACGCCCGGGACCCGGTCACCAGCAGGCGGCTCACCGGCGCACCTCCACGATCACCGAGGGCAGCACGCGCGCGTCCGAATGCAGCACCCAGTGCACGCCGAGCACCACGTAGGTGCGCGCCGCACGGTCTTCGTCACTGCGGATCTCCAGGGTGTCCCCGACCGCCGGGGCCTGCGGCATGGTCAGCCACAGCAACACCGTGCGTTCGTCGCCCTCCTCCGCCTCCGCCTCCACGAGGTCGATCTGGACGTTCACAGCTCCCACCACCCGGTCGTGTGCGGCGGGACGTGGCCCCACTGACGCAGCATCGGCCTGAGCGTCTCCAGGTGGGTCGCGACCGTCACCGGGTCCTCCGAGCCCCAGTAGCCCTGCCCGTCCCAGCGGCCCTCGCACGTGCCGCCGTACCGGTTGTCGGTCAGGCGCTCCAGGAACTCCAGCGCCGTCCACGGGGGCATGCTGTGCACGCCCTGGTAGCCCCACAGGAACCCCAGGCACGCCACGTCCACGCCCCGGCGCCGCCGGAACCAGTACGCGTTCACCCGCACCCCGCAGTCCGAGTCGATCCGGAAGGAGTTCAGGTCCACCGCGTACTGGTTGTGGCTCAGCACGAACCTCGGCATCAGCTTCATTTCTTCCGCTCCGCCTCGATCTCGGCCGCCCGGCGCCGGATCTCCGCCTGCTCGGCCGGAGTCAGCCCGCGCCGCTCCTCGGGCCGCTCCTCCTTGTCCCGCCTAGCCACGCGGCACCTCCGTCTCGGCGCACAGCCGGATGTCGTCGCACGGGTCCTCGTGCCGAGGAGTCGCCAGAATGGCGTCGACCACGGTCTGGATGTCGTCGGCCGCGTGGCGACCCAGGTCTTCCCGCACGATCTGGTAGTTCAGGTGGTTGCGCAACCGCTGGGCCGCCGCCCGCACGGCGTCGGTGTACTCAGCCACGCGGCACCTCCACAGGAGACGCCAGAATGGCCTCGACCGAGTCCACCGCCCAGCCGAACTCGGCGGCGGTGTCGCAGTAGTCCTCCCAGTGGTCGCTGTCCGGGCTGAACTTCTGGCCGTCGAAACCGAGCCAGTCCAGCACGCCCTCGCTCACGTGCGCGTTGCGGAAGTCGTCGGTGTCGACGGCCAGCTGCCACCCGGCCTTCTCGGCCTCGGCATACGTGTCGTAGTAGCGGCCGTCCCAGTTGTGCACGGTGTGGAAGCCGTCCATCCCGTTGCCCACGAGTTGCCCGGCCAGCGCGACCCAGCCGGTCCGAGCGCCCGACGTCGGCACCAGCCGTACGGTCTCGCTGTAGTCGATCGGGTTGTGGTACATCTCCAGCAGCCCCGGCGTCTCCGACTCCAGTACCTCCCGCGAGAGCTTCACCGGCCCGGTCGCCGCCAGCACCTTCACGATCAGCCGCATGGCATCCGTGTCCGCCGCCGCAGCCACCGCGGAGCGCTCCGATTCGACGTGCCGCAACGCCAGAAGCACCTCGGTCTCGAAACGCTTCAGGCTGGTCATGATGTCCTGCAACGTCTTGCGCATCACATCGTTACTGTCCACTAAAGACTCCTTCCAAGGAGATCGTTGGTTGTCCATCCGATGTCGTGCCATTCCGGATCGCCCGGAGCAGCCACGTACATGCGTGCCGGGCCCGTCTGCACGCTGATCACGGGTGGCCGCCGGAAAGCGGGCGCGGGGGCCCGCTGACGCCGCTCGAAAGCGGCCACTGCCTCGGGAGATGCGACATTCGACTCGTCGCAGACCACGTACTCAGACGGGATGTTCACTCGGAACTCCCACTGCCGGCCACTCTCGACCCGGCACACGTCCCGGCAGAAACCGCCCGCCGCACCGCACAGCCAGCAGCGCCGGCCGATCAGCGTGTCGATGCGGTCCAGCACTTCCTTGCTGTGCCGCCACTTCCACCTAGGCACAGCGCACCACGCAGACCGCCTTGGCCGCGCGGGTGATCCCGGTGTAGAGCCACTTCCAGTCGTCCTGCCGGAAGATCTGGCTCTCGTCGAAGATCACCACGTTGTCCCACTCGCTGCCCTGTGCCTTGTGGACGGTGGAGACGTAGCCGAACGCGAACTGGGGGCGTACGTTCTCGGCCGTCCAGCCCTCGACCGAGGTGATCATCCGTTCGGGGACGTCGTTGGCGGCGAGCTCCTTCACCGTGTACTGCTCGCCGTTGACCAGGTCGTGCTGGGGGTCGTTGCGCAGGCAGATCATCCGGTCCTCGTCGTCCAGCTCGTTGTGCGGCAGGCCCTTGATCGAACGCAGCTGCGCGTTCAACCTGATACGGGTGGCGTTGCGTCCGCACAGGACCTGGTCCCAGGCCAGCAGGCCGGCCGCCTGCTCGTCGGTGAACAGGAACGTCCTGACCATGTTGACGCCGCTGCCCTCCGGCAGCCACGAACTGATCGCCCGGGGGTTGCGGGCCATCCGAACCTCGGTGGCCAGCCGGTTGATCGGGCTCTCCAACGCGAAGCGGTGCATCTGGGTCAGCATCACCGTCGGCCGGTAGCCGACCTCGGCCAGCGGGGTGGTCGCCTTGACGGGCGGCAGCTGGGCCGGGTCCCCCAGCGCCAGCACCGGGATGCCGAAGGACATCAGGTCGGTCAGCATCTCCTCACTGACCATGCTGGACTCGTCCACCACGATGGCCGAGTAGGGGCCGACCTCCTCCTTCTCCCGCAGCACGAACTTGGGCGAGTTGACCATCTCGATCAGCTTGGTGATCTCCGCCCGCAGCGCCAGGGACAGCCGCTGGTTGCCCCGGCGTTCGGCGTCGCCCAGCTTGCGCTGCGCCTCCTCCAGCATCCGCTGCGACACGCCCAGCGGCCGGTAGATCAGCGAGTGCACGGTGCTGGCCGGCACGCCCCGGTTGCGCAGCACCAGCGCCGCCTTGCCGGTCGGCGCGCAGAACGCCACGTCCCCGCCCAGCCGCGCGGCGATGTGCCGGGCCACCTCGGTCTTGCCCGTGTTGTGTGACCAGATTCCGTCAGCCAGATAGTGCTCCTCACCAGGAACATGCAGGTCGTAGTACGTGTCCGTGCGCACGTAGCTGACACTGATGATAGGTTCCCACTGTGACCGATAATGAGAGACAACGCCGCCGATCGCCTGATCTTGCGCTGCGCCACGAGGAGATCCTGTCCAAGATCGACCAAGGCTGGAGTGCTCTGCAGATAGCTGGGCTTCTGCACGTCGACCGCTCAACGGTGCATAAATACCTGAAACGCCACGGCCTGAAAGCGCGAGATGTCTCGCGCGATCACTCGCACTGGTCCCGACACGGCCGAGTGGGTGCGTGCGAGAAGCAACACGAAGTAGTCGTGCGGATGGCGGAAGCAGGCGCGACGCTCGATGCCATCGGTCGGACCGTTGGGACGAACCAGAGTGCTGTTCGCAGCTACCTGACTCGTCACGGCATCCAGCGACCAGTGTGGCGGCAGCCGCCCAGCGACCATCCGATGGCACGCAACACATCGGGCCGCTCGAATCCGGCATGGCGCGGGGGTCGGGTGCTGGACAAGCACGGCTACGTCCTGCTGTGGGTTCCTGGTCATCCCGAGGCGAACAGCCATGGATATGTGCGAGAACACCGGATCGTGATGGCGAAAACGCTCGGTCGGCCACTGACCCACGAGGAAGTAGTGGATCATATTGACCAGAACACGAGCAACAACGATCCATGCAACCTTCGGCTGTTTCCGAACAACGCGGCTCATCTGAAGGCGACCCTGACAGGAGTGCCTTGCCCGGCGCGAGCGAACCGACGAAGGTCCATCCGTCTGGCGTCAGACACAGATGATCAGCGGTCGCGACAAGAGATCGCCCGGAAGCCAGCACGATTCGATAGAGATCCGCGACACCTTTCTTGAACGGCACCTCGGCCAATACCGGACCGGCGAGCGTCTGCACCCAGGGGCGAGCCCCTGTCGCTTCCAACTCGTCGATGCGGCGTCCACGCATCGCCACCGGGTCCCACAGCTCGGTCTCCCCGGCCACACAGCCAGCCGGACCGAACAAGGTGGACAGTGGGATCCTGGACCGCAGGCGGCTGGCACACAGGTCCACCGCCTTGGTCTGTTCCTCGGTCAGTTCGACAGGCACAGCAGCTCCTCGAATTCCGTGTTGTGCTTGTCGCACGCGATCAGCACTTCCAGGCGCGGCACCAGCCGCAGCGGCAGCAGGGGCCGCAGGTCGACCCAGAGCTGTCGGTCGAACAGCGTCTTGGGCACGGCCACCCAGCCCATGTGGTCGTTCGGGTAGCCCCGGATCACCCGCACCAGAACGGCACCCAGGCCCTCGCCGGGCTCGACGTCGCGGCACAGCAGCAGCAGCGTCCGCCCGGTCACCTCCAGTGCCCAGGACATCGGCAGGTCGGCATCGAGCACCTCACCTTTGCGCAGCACGGGCATCCACCACCGTCGGGTACTTCGGGCCCGAGCTGACGAACATCAGCGAGGCGGTGTCGAACCGGCCGTCGGCCTGCATGCTGTCCAACCGGAACACCCGGTCCTCGCACAGGATCACGGTGCCGATCTTGGCCGGGACGATCGCCACGGCGTCGGCCTTGCGACCGCGCGTGCGGCCGATCCGCCGGTAGGCCATCTTGAGCGCCAGCGGCAGCGTGAAGATCACGATGAACTGCCACAGCCCGGTGGCCAACGCGTAGGTGATCCACAGGCCGTAGGCCAGGAACGCGAAGATCACCAGGACGACCGCGCCACCGCGGAACTGGGTGTAGAGGTGTTGGCGCGTCCCGTAGACGGCGCCGTGGTTGACCATTCCGAAGACCAGCCCCAGCGCGGCGACCAGAACTTCCAGCACCATGATGACGTCCAGCAGCTCACTCACCGCCATCACGCGCCTTGGTCAGGGCGTCCCGGATGATGCGATCGTAGGTCGCAGGCGTCGAGAATCCGGTACCGCTGACCATCAGGTCCAACGCCTTGAGTGCGTTGTCCATCGTGGCCCTGAGTCGATCACGACGATGTAGCACCTCGGCCGCGGTCGTCTGCGACTCTTCGAGCATGTGGACTCGCTGGCTCAGAGCGTCGACCTTCTCGGCCAGCTCGGTGAAGCGATCCTGGGTCGGCTGCTCATCCGGCTGTTCGACCAGTACCGTCGATCGCGTGCCGAGTTCCGCGTACCTGGCCGTCATGACGACCAGCGCGCTGGCCATCTCTGCCCACGAACGCATCGGCGACCCGAAAGAGCTGCCGCTGTTGTAGATACCACGCACCCAGCCGCCGCCGCCGTCGCCGGCTGTGTGCCAGAAGTGCGGCCGATCGGTCGTCGCGATGGTGTAGACCTTGTTCCGATCAGGCTCGACTGTCGGATCGATGGTGATGCCCAGTAGGAGGCTCATGCGTTCGCCGCCCGACTGCCGCGCAGCGGCGGGCCGGACACCGGTGGCGAGCAACTGACGAAGGTGATCTTGCGCAGGGGAATGATGACGGAGGAGGTCATCCCCTCCCACGTCAGCGCGTTCGTCTCGTTCGCGTTGCCGATGGTCCGGGCCAGGTGCCCGAACAAGCTCGCCGCCATCTCGACGGTGTCCATCTCGACGGTGTGCGTGTAATTGTTGTCCATCATGATCGTGAGGGTGTACATCAGAAATTCCACGGCTCCCTTCCACGGAGTCTTTCGTATTCCCATTCTTCGATGTGCCGGATCTGTTGCCGCCCAGCAACTCTCCGGCCGCGATCGTCTTCCGCGATCCGCCACCAGTAGAAGAACGGATCACCCACGAACGGCGCCAGGTGCCACGCCCTGCCGATACAGCGCAGATGGTCGGGCTCGATCACGTCGAGCGAGCCCCCGCCTTCCCAGACGTGGTCGCTGGTGCCCGGGGCCGGCAGTGCCAGCACGAAGAGCTTCTCCGAGCCGCCGAACAGGTCGCCGTCCAGCCAGGACAGGATCGTCTCGCGGTACCGCAGATAGCGGCCGTCGCAGTGGTGCGGCGGCGGCGCGATCTTCTGCTGCGCCACCGCCCACATCACCGCGCTGCCGATCTGGTCGTCCATCTCCTGGTTCACCAGCACGTCCTGACTGACCCCGGCAAACCGGAGCAGCGCTCGATTCCGGTCGCGCTCGGTGGATCTGGGTGCCGGCAGCGTCATCGCGGCACCGCCGCCAGCTGGTCCAGCTCCCGCCGCAGTTCGGGCAGCAGCGAGATCAGCACCCGGTGGTTGACCGGACCGGTCAGGCCCAGCGCGACCGTGGCCGCGTCCTGATAGGACTCGACCAGCGCCTCGGTGCGGTGTGCCGCCCAGCGCAGCGCGCTGACCTTGAGCAGCACGTGGTGCTCGCAGGCGTCGGCCGGCAGGCCGAGCAGCTCGCGCAGCGCCTCGGCGGAGGTGTCGTCGGGCATCAGGCGCTCACCTGGTCCTGGTCGCGGTGTCGCGCCAGGGCCAGCTGCATGACCAGCGAGACGCCCCGCTGCTCGGCCTCGGCCTTCAGCTCCTCCAGCTGCTTGCGCGCGATCCGGGTCTTGTTGTAGCCCTCCACCCGCACCGCGTCCAGCATGCCGTTGGCCAGCCACTTGTAGATCGTGCGCTCGGAGACGCCCAGGTAGGACGCGGCGTCGCCGCGTGTGAGCCACAGGCCGAACTTCCGGCGTCGCATATGATCAACTCCTTCCGTACTTCTGCACGCCCCGCCCAGGGCGTGAGGCCGTACACTACCCTGTACGAGTGCGGATTGTCCACACCCGCGTGCATGCTACCCTGCCGTTATGTGTGACCTGCGGAAACGGCGAAGAACAGGGAGGCCCGGATGATCCTGTCGGCAGCGGACGCCGTGGCTGATCAGACCACCTTGATCACCGTCCTTCTGGCACTGCTGGGTATCGCCGCCACCGTGATCGGGTTTACCGTGATCCCGCGCATGATCGGCCAGTTGGTCCCCTCGAACCGGGTCGACGAGGTGCGGGCGAGTGCCGCCACGCAGCTGGCGAAGGCCGAGGCCGAGGCGGCGACGTGGAAGGAGGCGTTCGGATCGATGAAGGAAGCCCACGACGGGCTGCTGGATATCAACCGCTCGACGCAGCAGTCCGCGGTGATCGCCAACTCGGTGATGACGGCGATCCGCCAGCAATTGCCGGGCGGGGTGACGTAGATGTCGTTCCTCCGTCGCCGTCGTCCTCCCACGGCATCCCCCCACCAGGACGAGGCGACCGAGTCCATGCCCAGCTCCGAAGCGCGTGCGGCCCTGCTCAGTGCCCACGAGGCCCAGCGTGACGTTGCTCGCAAAAGGACGGAGCTGGAGCCTCTGCTGGCCCAGATCCGTCAGCACCTTCGGGAGAATGACATCACGCGGTCGGTACAGGCCGTCGTGGTCTCCAGGAGGACGACATGATGGTGCTGGTGAACGACGTCGTCACCGGATTGCAGTCGATGATCGGTCTGCTCAGTTTCGTGTTCATGCTGGTGTTCGTGACGTTCGGCTCGCCGTGGCGCAACTTCTTCACCCGGGGCCTGGTGCTGCTGGAATCCGGAATTTTCTTGGTGATGATCTACGCGATCGAGCGGCACGCGGTCGCCCCCGGACCACCGATCCCGCCCGGGCAGCAGGCTCCCGCCATCGTGGCGTGGGGGATCCTGGCGCTGTTCGAGCTGCTGCTGACCGGAGGCCTGTGGCAGGTGCTGGTGTGGCGCAAGGGCGGGATGCGGGGCGCCCGGGCCGCCCAGCGCTCCCGGCGGACCGCGCTGGCCGGTGATCCGGCCGACCCGGTCACGCAGGCCGTCGCGTTGCTGGACCTGCTCGACGACAACGAATACGCGCAGGTCGTCAGCCTTGTGCGACCCCGGTAGACTCCTGCTGGAGGAGAGGCGCCCATGAGCACCGTCACCGTCACCGCGGACATCCGCGACCCGCTGACCGACACCCCGACCGCGTCCGGCTCGGTGGCCTTTCAGCTGGTCCGGGCGACCGCCGAGGGCTCGATCATCTACGGCGACGAGCCGACCGGCGTGGTGGACGTGGTCGCCGGAGCGTTCGCGGACACGGTCACGCTGACCGCCGAGGCCGACTGGATCATCACCGTGCAGACCCCGGTGTGGCGGGAGCGCTTCCAGGTGCACGTGCCGGCCACGCCGAGCACGACCACGCTGGGCACCCTGCACGACCTGGCCGCCCCGGCCCCGGCCAGCCCGGCGCTGTTCGTGCCGCTGTCCTCGGTCGGCCAGCCCGGCGGCCCGGCCGGTCCGCTAGGGGCCGACGGCAGCCTGCCGGCCGGCCAGTCCGGCGCCGCCCGGCCCTACGAGCTGGCCAAGGCGCGCGCGGTCTTCCCGTTCGCTGCCGGCGAACTGACCCCGCACCCGGACAACGACCCGGACAACGCGATCACCCTCACCGACGGCGAGACGTGGGACAAGACCCACTTCGTCTGCTCCGAGCTGATCGTGCTGGGCAACGACGTCACCGTCACCAATTCGCACGTCGAGTGCGGCAACGCCGATTTCGGGGTCCGCCTGGACGCCAACACCGGCCTGGAGCACGGCCGGGTGTTCTCCCAGTGCAAGATCACCGCGCTGGGCCGGGCGTTCTCGGGCGGTTCGGGCGTCACGATCCGGCTGTGCGAGATCACGCAGCACGGCGACGACGCCTTCCAGTTCGGTCGCACCTACACGCAAGGCCCGGTACTGGAGTACTGCTACGTGCACGACACCCGCCCGGCCGCCGGGGCACACGCGGACGGTCTGCAGCAGCTGGCGCCCCCGGCGGCCGACGTGCACCTCTACGGCTGCTACCTCGACCTGTCCGTGGACCCGGACTACACGCTGCCCGGCGACGCGGGGTTCACCGGCGCGCTGTTCGCCGACCCCGACGACACCGGCATCCCCGAGGGCGACCCCGACCCGAACCGGGTCGGCTGGGTGTTCGCCAACGGGTGCTTTTTCAAGAGCCCGCAGAACTACTCGGTCGTGCTCGGCGCGCACGCCAAGGTGTCCCTGGTGGAGTGTGCGATCGCGAAGGGCACCACCGACTACGCCAACATCGACGCGGCGGCCACCGTCATCGGGTACGGCAACACCGACGATGCCGGCGTGCCGCTGTCGATCAGCTCGCTGACCGCCTTCCGCGAGCCGGTCCTGGGCGACCTGACCGACGTCGACCCCACCGGCGTCACCGACCAGCAGGTGCTGGCCTTCGACGCGGCGGCCTCCCGCTGGGTCCCGGCCACCCCGAGCGGCGGTGGCTCGGGCGACGGCATCCCGCTATCCACCGTGACCACCGTCGGCGACCTGGTCGTGGGCACCGGCGCCGGCACCGTCTCCCGCTTCCCCGTCGGCACCCCGGGCCAGGTCATCATGGCCAATTCCGGCGCCGACATCGGCATGTCCTGGGAGGACGCGCCCTCCGGCGGCGGTGGTGCCGCCATGTCGATCGCGTCGGGCTTCATCGTCACCGGCAACGTGGGCGCGGTGAACACCGGCGGCGCCTATCTGCCGATCGCGGGCACCGAGGAGTCGATCTCGGCCGTCGCGGGCGACCAGGTGTCCGCCGAGTACGGGTTCACCGTCCTGTCCGGCGCCGGCACGTACTACGACATCGGGGTGGTGGATACGGACGGCAACCTGGTACGGCAGCTGGGTAGCCCTTCTTTCCCGGCGCCCGGCACGTACGAAGGCATGGGCGGTGTCAACCCGGACGGCAACATTGCCGGTTGCAACGCACGCCAGTGGTTTACCGTGGCCGACGGCGATCTGGTCGACGGTGCCGTGCGGTTCTGCCTGTGCTGGCGATCGGGTGGTTCGGGAACGTTCCTGGCGAACACCGACGTGCCCGTTTCCTACTCGTTGTACAACAACCACCAGTAGGAGGTCCACTGTGGATGGTGAGCCGACGGGGGATCTGCCGAGGAGGACGGCGAACAAGACGGGCCGGATCGTGCCGTCGAAGAGGATACGGCGCAAGCACCGATCGCGCTCACACGCGCACAAACGACCGAGGGGCAAGAGATGACCGAACTGGACGAGAACGTCAAGGTGCACACCGAAGGCGCCGACTGCTGGTGCAAGCCGGACGTGACGCCGATGGGCAATTTCCACCACTGCGAGGTCGACGAGGTGCACCAGATCGTCATCGACACCGGTGACAACTTCTCGCTGCCGCCGCTGGAAGTGTCATGACCCAGGGCTACATCGCCGACGGGATCAACCACCCCTCGGCCGTGACACTGCTGGCCGACGGGGCGCAGGGCTGGCTGGGCTACGTCGGCACCCCGAACTCCGCCAAGGACATGACGGCGGCCCAGTACGCCGATTACGTCGAGCACCGGCTACTGCTGATTCTGGCCTACGAGAATCTGTCCACCGACATCTCCGGCGGCGGGGCGGCCGGTGCGGCGCACGCCAACGCGTTCCTGGCCGACGCCCGCAAGAAGAAGATCGCCTTCACCGAGAACGCGCTGCCCGCCGTCGACGAGCACGTCTCGTCCCGCAACATCCCCGGCATGCTGGTCTACGTCCGGTCCTTCCGCAACACCCTGAAGCTGGGCGGCTGGAAGGGCAGGATCGGCATCTACGGGTTCTCCGAGGTGCTGATCGCCTGCCACGACGCGGGCATCACCGACTTCTACGTCGGTGCCGGGTCCAAGAAGGACATGCCGCCCTACGTCAACATCTGGCAGGACAACACCACCAGCATCACCATCGCCGGCAGCGCGGACGACAAGGACTGGATCCTGGTCCCGCTGCCCGCCACCACCGCCCCCGCACCGACCGAGGAGATCGACGTGCAGTTCACCGACAAGATTCCCGAGAACCCGGCGCCCGGCACCGTCGGCTTCTTCCTGCGCAAATACCTGCCCGGCACCACCGGCGTCAACACGGCCGGACCGATGGCGCTGGCCATCGCCAGCACGTCGGCCAACGTCACCAAGATCGCCGGGGCGCTGCCGGCCAACCAGGCCGCCCTGCTGGCCGCCGTGGACGCGCACCTGGGCGGCGGCACGAGCGTGGCCGACATGGAGACCGCATTCGCCGCGGTCCTCGGTGCCGGCTGGACGGTCACCCTGCAGCCGCCGGTGGCGACCGCATGAAGTACGCCGCCGCGCACCCGCACACCTACGAGGTCGTCGAGGGTGACGAGATCACCGACCACCCGGCCCGGATGTGGACCTTCGACAACGTGCTGCAGGTCGACGACGCCCAGCGCTGGGAGGCGATGCCGCACGGCGGGATCTTCGAGGTCCCCGACTCGTGCACCGAGTGGGCCCCGCCGGTCCGGCCGCCCGCCTTCGACGACTTCGCGCACCGCGGCGAGTGGTGGCGCGAGGCGACCATGTACGTCGGTGCGGTCGGCGGCACGATGATCGCCCACACCCCCGACGGGTCCGACCACAACCTCGTGGTGGACACCTGGGAGAACTGGTCCAGCGTCGACCTGTACGTGGCCATGCACCACCTGCGCCGCTACCTCGTGCCCGACGACACGCCGGGCATGACGGTGGCGCAGTGGAACGCGACCCGGGCGGTGCCGGCCTCATGAAGATCATCTTCGCGCTGCTGGCCGCCGCCCTGATGTTCCTGGCCTTCGCGATCGCCGCGACCGCCCCGACGTGGCGCATCGCGCTGGCCATCGTCGCCGGCATCGTGGCCGCGATCGCCGTCATCATCGACCTGACGGGAGTCAGCGCATGACGCACGCCGCCGAACCGGTCCCCACCGTTCCCCTGCCGGCCACGCCGGTCGTGCCCGGCCAGCCCACCCGCAAGGTCACCGCCGCGTCGGTGGGGACCTGGCTGGGCGGCGTCGCGCTGCTGGCCATCCTGCAGGCCGTGGGCGCGCACCCGCTGGTGCTGCCCGGCCTGCCCGACTGGGTCGACGTGCTGGTCGCCCCGTTGGTGCCGGCCGCGGTCGCGTTCGTGAGCGGCTACGTCACCAAGCACGCCCCCAACGACGTGCAACTGCCCACGACGGGCGCCTGAACTCGCAGGCAGGCGCTCGGAGCCCCCGGTTCGCGCACGTCACGGCGTGGACCGGGGGCTTTCCGATGTCCGAAATGTACAATAACGGGTTTGATCAAGAAAAATGGGCCAGAAATTTTTTGGGCCGTCTGACCAGCCAAAACAAGACCGTCGACCTCTCTGATCCTGCTGGAGGGTTGCGCGACCCGGCACCGTGCACTAACGTTCCCGTCATCGCCCCGCTAGAGAGGCCCTGACCGGCCAGGACAGCGGCTGTGCGACCGTCTTCCTGACAACTGAATGGTGGCCTGGCACCACGAACAACACGTCATACCCCACGGTCCTTGCGCGATGACACGAGCGCGGGCTCGGACGGCATGCACCAGGCACAACGGAAACCTTACGGCCCGATCGTTTAGCGGCCCAAGACACCCTGACCTCTCCTCGTCCTGCTTGCCGGCGGCCCCGGTGGACCCGTGAAGTCACGGAGACAGGGGTTCGAATCCCCTAGGGCCACGCAGAAGGCGCGCTCCGGCGCGTAGCAACCAATCACTCACACACCACACACGAATCCTCAGAACACGAATCGTCAGAACACGAAGCCTCCGAAAACTCTCACCTGCGAGGAAACGATGCACACCAACGAAACGAAGCCTCCGACATACGAGTTCGACGGCCGATCGAGGATCGGCAAGCTGTTGGCCGGCTACGACGCCAGCTACAGCCGCAAGGACGCCGCCGCCAAGCAGGCCGAAGGACTGCAGGCCGAACACGACCTGCTGGTGGCGGCGATCAAGGCCGAGGTCGAGAACCTCGGACTGGACCGCATCGAGAACAAGCTCAACCTCGACTCCGCCAAGCTGGACTTCATCCTCCGGCTGGGCACCGGTGATCGCACGGAGATCACGAAGGACGGCAAGGCGTTGCTGCAGACCCAGCACCCCAAGCTGTGGGCGCAGATCACCGACACCAAGTCCGTCACCACCCTGCGCCGCCTGACCGGCAAGGAGTGGCTGAAGAACAAGGCAGGCGCCAAGTGACCGAACCCGAACCCGGCAGCGACGCGGGCGTCTTCCTGCTCGCCGTCTTCTTCGTCGTCATCGTGATCACGCTGGCGCTGGTGATCGGATGATCAAGTTTTCCATCCTCCTGTTGTCCTGGGGCACCGCCATGGTGTCCTTGGCCAGTAACAACGATCTGATGGGATGGATCTTGTCGCCGCTCCTGGCCTTCTGCATCGCGTACGCGGGGATGATGATTCTCGTGGTCGACCCGAAGCGGAAGGAGGCGGACGAGTGATCCAGTGTGGACACTGCCACCACGCGCACGAGACGGTGGCCCAGGTGCGCGACTGCGCGCAGGGTACGACCGCGCCCCGACCGCCGATCACCGAGGCCGGCGTCTACGTCTTCGAGGACCGGGTCTACAAGGTGGTGCAGGCCAGGCACGGCTCGGGCCGGCTGTACGCCAAGATCCTGGCACCACCCGAAGAAGTGGGCGCTCGGGCCAAGTGGGAGTACGCCAAGGGTGCGATCTACCGCCTGTCCTCGGTGGACAAGATCACCGCCGAGCAGGCCGCCGAGTTCGGCGCCCTGTACGGTGTGTGTTGCAACTGCGGCCTTCCGCTGACCCGCGAGGAGTCGATCAAGAACGGGTACGGCCCCACGTGCGCCGAGAAGCACGGCTGGCCCTACGACCACAGCAACTGACATTCGCCCGGCTGGTCACTTGATCGCGTTCTCCAAGCAGGGACGTACCAGCCGGGCGGAGGCCCCGCCCGGTTGGCCAACGCTGACACGCGACACCATTGACTCGCGCCAGCCGGGCGGTCCACTTCTCCGCGGGCCCCAACACTCCCCGACCGCCCGGCTGGCCATCCGACCTCTCGACTGGCCATCACGTTCCGGGCTCCATCTTGAGTCGCCAGCCGAGCGGTCGGATCCCAAGCAGGGCAGTGTGTCTGACTAACACCGAGTGCGAGCTAGTCACTCGTGCGAAGTCCCGATTGGCCGGACCTGAGTAGTCTGGATTAGGGAGCTGCCCGTCTAACGTCCGCCCGTTTGGCCAAAAAGGCACCCCACCTCAACGGATGGCGCCAGCCGGGCGGCCCACTGTGTCCCGAATCCCAATGGCTAACGACCCCCGGCTGGCTCATTCGCACGCGACACTCATCCCATGGCGGCCAGCCGGGCCATAAGTTCACGCGACCCACATTCGGTCGCCCGGTTGGCGACAAGAACAGGAGAGCGCATGGGGCACAAGTGCCACGCCCGAGGGTGCGCCAAAGAAGTGGCACCTCGACTGCTGATGTGCTTCCGGCACTGGAAGCTCGTGCCCTACGCTCTGCAGAAGGCGGTGTGGGACGAGTACGTGCCGGGTCAGGAGATCCGCAAGGATCCGACCCTGGAGTACATCACCGCCGCGCACGCCGCGATCGACCACGTGGCCGCTCTGCACGCCTGACGTGCCGAGGCCGGTCCGGTCAGGGGCCCAGTGGCACCCACGACCTTATGCCGGACCGGCCGCGGCACTGCTAAACTCGCGACAACTTCCCGTCGACCGGCCAGTGGACTGTGTGTCCCCATGTTGCCTCGTCGATCGAGCGGGTCCAGGCCACACTCTGAGTGTGGGTGGGTGATAGGCCGGGCGGGGAGGTGAGACCCCGCCCGGCACACCCCGGATAGACCCAGACTTCCTCGGGAAACCCCCAAACGACAAGAAGCCCCCTGATTGTCGCTGCTCCCCGAGGAGTGAGCCGGAGAGAGTTTCATCGCTCTCTCCGGCGCTGAGTGTGACGACGGTGTCGACCTGCCAACCCGCCAGGAAGGTTTCAAGGTCGACGGACGGTGCGACGCGATCTCTCGCAGGCGCCCGGAAGTGGTTGATCCAGCCAGCCGTCGTCGCACTCTTTCGTCCCCACTCACAACTGGAGAACGAATGCCACCGAAGAAGAATCCGCTCAAGGAAGCCCTGCAGGTCGTCGAGACCACCCTGCCGCCCTGGACGCACGAGTGGGCACGCTACTTCCTCGGCGAATGGCAGGACGCCGATGCCGAGGACGTCCCGGACACCGTGCAGGAGTTCGCCCAGGCCATGCTGCAGCGCTACCAGAACCAGTTCCCCGCCCCACTGCTGCAGGGCCTGCAGCAGCTGGGTACCAACTTCGGCCCCGGTGCCGTGGTGCTGGCCGCCGCGACCCTGCAGCAGTGGCCCGTCTACCACCGCCTGGTCCCGCCCGCCCCCGAGTCGCACGAGGCCGAACTGGCCAAGGCGCTGGAGGTCGACCCGGCCACCGGCAGCTGGGCCAACATGCTGGAGCTGGTACACCTCCTCCAACAGCAGGACAGCGCGGCCGAGGCGGTGCTTGATCTGCACGGCGAGCTGGCCACCGCGTTGGGCCATCACCGCAACACCACGTTGACGTGGCAGGAGTTGATCAAGGAGGTGCGTGCCCATGTCGGCTAACGGCAGCTTGCTGCCAGAACTGGACGAGGCCGAGGACAAGGTGCTGGACGCCATCACCTGGGTCGAGGACCTGTTGTTCGACACCCAGCGGCCGGGCTGGGACCCGTCGATCTTCACCGGCGCGCAGGCTCTGGCCGCGCCGCTGCAGGAGATCCTGGAGGGTCTGCACCGCTCGCAGCACGAAGCGATACTGGACAAGCTCCTAGAGGGTCCGCACCGCTCGCAGCACTAAGCGATACTGGACAAGCTCTAGCAGAGCCTGCCATACTGGCTCGGCCAAGGACGTCGTGGTGCAAACGATTCCCTGACGTATGGTCCCGCACGTCACACAGACGTGCGGGAGCCATAGTCCGAGAAGAGGTGAGAACCATGACCGATCGCGATTTCAGCTTCACCGGCGACGACTTCGGTTGGCGCTAGGCACCTCCCGATGGGGTGCTCAGGACCAGGAACCAGCGGGACCGCGCCGTTGTCACAGACCAAGCGGCCCGCTGCGATCCGGACCTGGAGAGCGGGTTTCATGCCGTGCCCGCGTCTTTCGCGGCCTGTGCAAGGCAGGCCACCCCACGCCGACCCGGACCGAACCGTAGCGGCGGTCCGGGTCGGCCCCTCCTCCCCTTGTCACGAAAGGAAGTGATCGACGCCAGGATGCCCAAACCGAATCCGCAGCCCGCGCCGAAACCGCGATCCCCGAAGCCGGGGCGCGACACGAAGCCGGGACCGCCGGGCAAGCCCAGTAAGCCCGAGGAGCCCAAGCCACCGAGGGAGAGATGACCGTGGCCAAGGAGAAGAACGCGCCACCGCCGCGCCGGGAAGTGCAGTGCGACGGCACCCTGTCCTGCCAGGCCCGCCACCACGTCGGGCATTGTTTGTCCCAGCAGGTCCAGCCTCACTAGGCTGCCGGCATGACCACTCCACACAGCTTGAACAACCGGCAGATCGCTCTCGACCAGGCGGTCGCCGCCTGGCACGGCCGACGCCCCCGCGTCGGCGGACTGACCCAGGCCATCCTGGCCACGGCCGCCCAGTTCACACAGTTCCTCGCCGCTGGCGGTGCGGTAGGCTCCGAGTCCGACCTCGACATTCGATTCGATCACTTGGAGGACCTGATGGCCGCTTCGCAGGCCGACATCGACGCCCTGACCACCGCGGTCACCGACCTGAAGACCAAGGTCACCGACGACACCAGCGCACTGCAGACGGAGATCGCGAATCTCCAGGCTCAGGGCGTCGACGTGACCGGCCTCCAGGCCGCGACCGCCGACCTCTCGACCGCGGTCGACGGCGTCACCGCCCTCGTGCCCCCGGCGACCGACCAGCCGCCGGCAGCGTAGTCAGAAACCCGCTTGACGCTCCGCTGGAGCGTCCGGTACGGTTGCACCACCGGCGGTTCGGCGGGGACCACACGCCAAGCCGACCGCCGGGCTAGCTTTTCCCGACAGCTCCCGCTGTCTCAGACCGGGCTACTTCATTCGGCGAAATTACGCCTGGTCCACCTTTTCCTCGGGAGCGTCAAGCTTATGAGTCCGCAGTCAGGTTGAGGGTTACTTCCCCTGTAAGGACGAGGTCGCGGGTTCGAATCCCGCCCCACTTCGGTGGGTAGCTCAGCGGTAGAGCGCGACAATACCTTCGACCACCTTTTCTCGGACTCTTGGCTTGCCGCTCCTCCTTCTCTGACAAGGAGTTGAGCACTCATGGCTCGTTTCAATCCACCGGCCTCCGCCCGCACGGCGCGGACGGCGCCGCCGTCCGCGCCGGGCATGTCCCCGATCCTCTCCGAGTCGACGCCGACCGGACGCACCGAGGAGGGCGGCCCCGGCTACGCCCGCGGCCTGCAGTCCGAGCTGTTCCTGCTCTCGGTCCAGAACATGGTCGGGCAGGACACCTTCTACGAGACCGCCAAAGACCGCGACTCGCGCTTCGCCACCCTCACCCGCAACGTCGCCGCGCTGAATCCACAGTGGACCATGGCGTGGATCAAGTGGCTGCGGACCGAGGGATTCCTGCGCACCGCCCCGATGGTGGCCGCCGCGCACGCGCTGGACGGCCTCAAGCGCTACGAAGGGCACGAGGAGTTCTCCGGCCGCCTGTTCCTCGACGCGGCCCTGCAGCGCCCGGACGAGCCCGGCGAGGCCCTGGCCTACTGGCGCAGCACGCACCCGGGCAAGGACACCCTGCCGATCTCCTGGCGTCGGGGCGCGGCCTCGGCGGCCACCCGGATGTACACGCAGCGCGCGTTCCTCAAGTACGACACCGGCGAACGGGAGTTCGACTTCGCCCGGGTGATCGCGTTGTGCCGGCCGCGACCGCGTGACGCCGAGCAGTCCGCGTTGTTCTCCTACATCCTGGACCGCCACTACAAGCACAAGGACGCCGTGATCCCGGCCGAGTTGAAGATGATCACGGCCAACCGGAAGATGCAGCAGTGGGACCTGGACAAGCGGCGCAGGCTGTTCACCAAGGACCCGGTCAAGGCGGCCAACAAGATCGCGTCGGCCGGCATGACGTGGGAGACCGTGTCGGGCTGGCTGCAGGGCGAGATGACCGGCCCGGTGTGGGACGCGCTGATCCCGTCGATGGGGTTCCAGGCGTTGCGGATGAACCTGCGCAACTTCGACCAGGCCGGCATCTCTCCCGCCTCGGTCAAGCACGTCGTGGCGCGGCTGTCCGACCCGGCCGAGATCGTGGCCGCCCGCCAGTGGCCGATGCAGCTGCTCTCCAGTGCCCGCGCCGTCGGCAGCGGTGGCCGGTGGCAGGGCGCGCTGGAACGCGCTCTGCAGAACTCGCTGGACAACATCACGACGCTGGAGGGTCGCACACTGATCCTGGTGGACACGTCCGCGTCGATGGACGCGACGTTCAGCAAGGACGGCACGCTGGCCCGCTGGGACGCGGCGGTGCTGTTCGGCCTGGCCCTGGCCCATCGGTGCGATCAGCCGACCGTCGTGTCGTTCTCCAACGCCTCGACGAAGTTCCCGTTCCGCAAGGAAGAGTCGCTGCTCAGTGGCATCGCCCGGTGGAAGAGTGCGGGCTACTTCCTGGCGGGCGGCACGGAAACCACCCAGGCGGTGGCCCGGAACTTCGACAAGCACGACCGCGTGGTCATCCTGACCGACGAGCAGGCCAGCGACTACTGGGGCAAAGATCCCGGCTCGGCCCTGCCGGACAGCACCCCGCTCTACACCTACAATCTGGCCGGATACCGGCGCGGGCACGCCCCGTCGGGCGCGGCCAACCGGCACGTGATGAGCGGTCTGACCGACTCCGCGTTCCGACAGATCGAACTGCTGGAGCGCGGGCAGAACGCCAACTGGCCGTTCTATTCCGCCTGACGTACCAGCTCACGCCCCGGCCCCGCACAGTGCGGGGCCGGGGCTTTCCTGACACAGAAGGGAAAGTCTCATGGCGCTCTTCTTCCAGTCCTTTGAGGTCCCCGCACTGCTGGCCGGTTTCGTGGGGATCTGCTGGGCCTACTACTTCGGCATGAACCCCGAGGCCGGTCCCAGACTGCGGGCGACCGCCCGCGAGTGGGCAGCTGCCGCGCACGCGGTCGCCGGCACCCGGGTCACCGCCGCCCTGGACGCGGCGGCCACCGCGGTCGTGCGCATCCAGCTGCCCACCATGCTGACCGCCGACGCCCTGTTCGTGGCGCCCGAGCCGGCGGCCGACGAGAGCCCCACCGTGCGCATCCGGTTCACCGACTCGGGCCCGGTGATCGTGCCGATGTCCGCGACCCACCACCATCGCCACCACGGCCAGACCAAGTTCCGCGACTGGCTGACCGAGGCCAACTCGAAGCACTTCGCCGGCATGAACGAGTTCAACGAGCTGCGCGACCGGGTCGAGCGCCACGCGAAGGCCCTGCGCCGCTCCTCGGTGCACACCGCCCTGCTGCGCGACCTCACGGTCATTTCCACCGCCGAGGCCGACGCCCGCTACCCGAAGCTCGCGGCCCTGCGGTGAACGCCGTGATCGCCGAGCTGGCCGAGGAGGTGGCGTCCGGTGGATGAGCGTTGCGAACGCACCGACCTGCTGGTGTCGCAGTGCGCGCACTGCAAGGGGAACACGCGCACGCCCGAGGAGCAGGTCGAGTACGAGATGTCGCAGCGCCGGGAGCGCTACGCCGCTGAGGAGATGGTCGGCTGGGTGCCGGCGAGCTTCCCCGGTATCTGCGCGGCCTGCGAGGAACCCCTCGTGCAGGACGCCCTGATCCATCGCCTGTCCGACGTCGGCTGGATCGGTACCTGTTGCAAGAACCTCGCCAGTTAGTGTACATTCCTTCTACCACCCACTCACCCGCCAAGGAGGCTGGAGTCTTTGCGCAGAACCAAGATACGGGCCTTTGCCACGCTCCGGGGGAACTACATCGAGTCCGTGATGTGGTCCAACGAGACCGGCACCGCGTTCGTGACCCGCAACAACATGACGCGCTTCTTTCGCTACACGCTGTACTCCGGCAACTGGCAGGACTACCCCAAGGTCCACATCATCGGTGTCGGTATCGGCTACATGACCGTCCGCGGTGCGATCCGCGCGGGCAGGAAGGTGCGTGAGAGCAATGGGTAACTGGCGACACGCACAGCTGCGCGGCACGCTGGCGTCCCGGGATATCGCGGCGGCCGAGGACTTCGTGTCGGTCGACTACGAGCGCTGGCACCCCTTGGCGTACAACCCAGTGTCGGGGCCGGGCCTGGGCAGTCTGGGCATGTGGGTCGCCGAGGAGATCCACGCCGACGGCAACCTGTCCGAACGCGACTACAGCGACGACAGCGTGGTCGACACCTTGCGCCGACTCGTGGAGGTCGCGCCCAGCCTGGTGCTGAAGGTGCACCTCGGCGACGACTGGGAGTCCGAGATCTGCACGTCCACGATCACGGTGTTCGAGGGTGCGGTCGACCTGGGCGAGCCCGAGGTGCGCACGGTCCCCGGCGTCAGCAACAGCGTGGCGTTCCGCCGCCTGCTCGCATATCTGGCGGGAGGCTACACGACCGATGACGACTAAGGGCATCCCGAAGCAGACCGAGTTCAAGAAGATCAGCGCCAGCTCGTTGATTCGGGATCTGCTGTCCTCCCGGCAGCGCGAGGCCTTGCTGGCGCTGGCCCGGATCGGCCTGGAGCACGCCGATGCGGGCGTGTCGGCCGACGACGACGTCGTGGAGATCGCGCGCACCATCGAGCAGAACTGGAAGGGGGCCAACGGTGGCTGAGATGAAGTACCAGACGCCGGACCGCGAGGACATCGCCAACCGGTTCACGATCCTGCGGACCCAGGTCGGTTCCGGCCTGTACGGGGTGACCGTCGAGGACACCGACGACCGCGACGAGATGGGCATCTGCGTCGAACCCAAGGAGTACGTGCTCGGGCTGAAGCGCTTCGACCAGTACGAGTTCCGCACCCAGCCGCAGCACGTGCGTTCCGGACCGGGCGATCTCGATCTGAACGTCTACGGGCTGCGCAAGTGGATGCGCCTGGCGCTGGACGGCAACCCCACCGTCATCATGCCGCTGTTCGCGCCGAAGCAGGACACCGTGACCATCACGCACTGGGGTCGGGTGCTGCGCTCGAACCACGCGATCGAACACATCCTGTCCAAGCAGATCACGCACAAGTTCCTGGGTTACCTGCACAACCAGCGCCTGCGCATGCTGGGCCTGAAGTCGCAGCACACCAACCGTCCCGAGCTGATCGCCGAGTACGGCTTCGACACGAAGTTCGCCTACCACGCGGTGCGCCTGGGTTTCCAGGGACACGAGCTGCTGTCCACCGGCCGCATCACGCTGCCGATCCCCGAGCCCCAGCGCACCCTGCTGCACCACATCCGCACCGGCGTCTACACGCTGGACGAGGTGCTGTCGATGATCGAGGACTGGGAGCTGGACATCCAGGAAGCGATCGAGAAGTCGCCGTTGCGGACGGTGCCCGACCGCGACTGGGCCAACGGCCTGATGGCCACCATCTACGAGGCAACCTGGGAAGGAGCCGAATGACAACCGCACAACCGTACTACGGCACGTGCCTGGCCTGCGTGCAACCGATTCGCCTGCTGGCCAACGGCACGCTGGCCAAGCACCAGGCCAAACGCGCGTTCCGCGGCAGCATGATCGCCACCGTGACCTGCCGGGGCAGCTACGCCAGCTTCGCCGAGGCCAAGCAGCTGGAATGGGACGCCCGCGCCAGCCAGTGGGTCTCGACGGCCCCGGTGGCCGAGGGGAGCGCGTCATGAAGCTGATGTTCGAGGTCTGGTGCAACGCCAAGGGCGAGGTCCACCTCACCTGCGAGGACAAGCAACTGCTCAAGCCGATCAACATCCGGGCCAAGGACGGCCTGGAGTCCACCCGCGTGCTCACCCTGGCACTGGGTGAAGCCACACCGGCCCCGGTGGCCGAGCCCGCCGGCAAGTACCAGGTCGGTAAGCGCATCCGGTTCCCGCTCGCCGGACACGTCTACCTGATCACCGCGGTCGACCGAGGGGCCGGCACCGTGTCGTTCGCCTACCCGGCCGATCCCGAGGACTGCACCACCGAGACGATGCACGATCTGGACCGAGCCGACGTGGAGGTGTTGGGCTGATGGACGAGAACGACGGGCGCTTCTATCTGTTCCTGGAGTGCGAGAACTGCGGCGAGGACGTGTTCTTCGGTCCGTGCCTGACCCTGTTCCAACACAAGGGTCTCGTCGCCATCCCGATCGACATGGGCGCCCAGGAGCGGCTGACCTGCGGGAGCTGCGGCGCGGTCGCGTACACCGGCGAGCTGGAGGTCATGACCGAGGGCGGCCACGAACCCGACGTCGAGCTGCTGACCGCGGACGCCGAGAACGCCCGGGAGGGCGAACTCACCACCATGAAGCGGACCGATCTGGAGGCCGTCGCCCGACAGCTGGACCCCACCCTCTACGTCACGACCGGCACCCGGGACGCGGATCTGATCGAGTTCATTCTGGACAACGAGTTCCCGGACGAGGAAGAGAGCGAGGACGACTGATGGGCATCGTGGAGATCGCGGCCCAGCACATCGAGGTGGCCAGCGACGAGTGGTCGCAGCCGCTGAACAAGCGCGAGTGCCGACAGCTGGCCGAACACCTGCACCGGGCCGGGCTGCTGAACATCGGCAACCAGGTCGTCGGCGGCGTGCACGGCACCGTCACCCAGATCAGCGGGGACCTGCACGCGCCGGTGAACCTCTGATGGCCACCCGCATCCGCCTCTGGTGGTCCCCGTCGCAGGACCTCATCCGGGGTGGCACCCGCGACACCGTGCCGGCCGACGCCGAGGAGCTGTTCACCCGATCCGAGTTACACCTCGCCACCGACCTCACCGAAAGAGCAGCGCGAGCGGTGTTCCGCGCCATGTGGGGTGGCGCCTACGACGGGCCACGCACTGCCGCGCACCAATACGCCGAGGAAGTCGCCCGCACTCTGGCCGCCGCCGGTCTGCTCGCTGCCCCGGCGGTCGTCTGGCTCGCTGGTAGCAGCGAAATGGACGATGAAGTGTACGCCGTCTACGCGACGGAGCAAGACGCCGTTGAGGCTGCCGGGCCGAGCCGCCACCGCATCCGCATCATGTCGCACGAGGTTGTGGGTGCTGCCCCAGCGGCACAGCCGGAGGACGAGGAATGAAGCTCGCGGATCTGGCCGGGCTCAGTGTCGGTGCGGTCGCCGTGCTGGCGGTGCTGATGTGGGCGGCCTACTTCCTGCTCGGGCGGCGGGCCGGGATCAACCGGCGGCACCTGCGGCGCGTCGAGGCGCAGAACAACCTGCGCCAGGACGCCCTGTACGAGATCGACATGGCCGCCGCCGAGTACAGCGACCTCGATCACCCCCTGGCCAGCAAGGTCAAGGAGATCATCCAGAAGTCCAGAAAGGACATACGACAGCTGTGAAAAGGTACCTGCGAGCAGCAGTCCTCGCCCCCGTCGTGCTGGCCGCCGTCGCGGCCTGCTCGATCGTCAACACCACGGCCTCCCAGGTCGCCCTGCAGTACGGCGGCGGCCCCTTCGACAGCGTGAAGTTCGTCCAGTGCACCGGTCCCTCGACGCACGGCGCTCGCGACGTCAACGACACCGAGTACTACGCACCGCTGGGCCAGCGCGACTGGTCCTTCGGCACCGGCAAGGGTGAGGACTCCCCGGCGCTGACCTCGGCCACCAAGGACGGCCAGCAGATCAGCGTGACCGGCACGGTCAAGTTCACCCTCAACACCTCCTGCGTGCCGTGGAAGGACTCGACCGGCCGCACCTGGCCCGGCGGGCGCCTGCAGGCGTTCTGGGAGCTGATCGGCAAGAAGTACGACGCGCTGCCCACCGACGCGGACGCGGACCTGCCCGGCGGCTGGGACGAGATGCTGAAGAACTACCTGGGCGCGGCCGTCGACCGGGCCAGTGACACCGAGGCGCTGAACTTCGGCTGGCAGGACCTCTACACCTCCGCGCAGGCCACCACCTCGTGGTCCACGCAGGTGCAGCAGGACATCCCGCGCATCCTCAACCAGCTCACGCTGGGCACCAACCTGATCGACATCGACGTGGTGCTGCTGCAGAAGCCGGGCATCCAGCCCCAGCTGCAGGCCGGTCTGTCGGCCAAGCAGGCCGCGGTGCTGCGGCAGCAGGCCGCCGCCGTGGACGAGCAGGCGGCCAAGAACTTCCCGGGCGGCGTGGCCGGTTACCAGGCCTACCAGGAACAGCAGGCCGTCAACCAGGCCATCACCGACGGCAAGGTCAAGATCATCCCGATCCCGCAGGGGTCGCCGGTCGTCGTGGGCGGCAACTGACCATGCACCTGCTCGACATCGTTCTCGCGGCGGCGACGGTGGTGGCCTTCGTCGTCGGCCGCGTGACCGGTTACTACAAGCGGGACCACCAGGACCCGAAGCCGCCGAGCTACCGGTGCACGTGCGGAGATCCCATCAGTGCGCACGAGCACCTCGTCACCAGCACGCGTGAGCTGCTCCACGGCGGGCCGTGCCAGGTCACGCACCAACAACGCAAGTGGGCCACCAATGTGGACTGGCACGACGTCGATGTGCGGTGCGCGTGCCAGGGCTACGTCGGCGAGCGCCCGGTCGAGCTGATGGAGAGAGGGTATCCGGCGTGAAAGGCACCGAGGAGTTGGCGCACTGGGCCACCAAGATGGGCTGGGAGCACGACGAGCTGGGCTACGAGAGCGACTACCGGATGCGGTTCTGGCGCGGCGAGGGTGAGCGGATGGAGCTGATCTGGCGCGGCGAGCGCTTCGCCAGTTCGGAGTCCTGGTTCGAGTCGCCCGAAGTGCGGGGGCGCCAGCAGATCCTGGACCCGGCCGCGGCGGCCACCGCACTGCGCACCAGCGAGCCGACCTACGACTTCGCGGCCATGGACGACAACACGGCAGCGGAATGCCTGGCCGGCAAGCAGATCGAGTGGATCAACACGTTCACCGGTCTGCGCGAGAAGGCCACCGTGCCCAAGGATGCCCGCTCCACCCACGTCTACAGCACTCGCATGGGCCGCCGCGTTCTGACCTTTGCGGACAGTGCTTTCCGCTCCGTCGGACTTGACGCGATCACCGACCTACGTTAGTGTACATTCTTGCAAGGCAGGGCTCGGCATGGCAGGGCGTGGCTCGGCAGGGCAGGGCTTGGCGGGGCCAGGCTAGGAAGCGGGAGCGGCACACACCGAGGTTCGAGTCCTCGGCCCGCACGATCGGACAATGTCCGATGTGAAGTGAGACGGAACTGCCGTCAAACACTGACCACAGAACGGAAAGTCATGCGAATCGAGCTGACCGGCATCGCGCCGCTCATCATGCACAACATCAGACTTGCCGACCCCGATGAGCCGATCACCAGGGCCGTAAAGAAACTGACGTCCAAACGAACCAACAAGACCGACGAGGACAGGGCCGAGATCGACCGGTTGTCCTGGGTCGGGGCGCTGTACCACAACGCCGAGCTCGGTCCGTACCTGCCGGGTGACAACATCTTCCGGGCGCTGATGGAGGCGGGGTCCATCACCCGGTCGGGCAAGAAAGTCGCTCAAGCTCTTCAGGTTTTTGATCTGAAGGCGCCACTGTCCTATGACGGGCCGCGCGATGTCGACGGTCTCTGGGGCGACGGGCCGACCAGTCCGTACGTCAGCCGCCTGATGGTGAATGTGGAGGGCAAGCGCATCCCGCGCGTCCGGCCGATCTTCCCGCAGTGGTCCTGCGCGTTCGAGATCGACGTCGACGACCGCGTGCTGTCGACCGAGGACTTCCAAGATATCGCGACCAAGGCGGGCAAGATGATCGGTGTCGGCACGTTCCGCCGGTTCTACGGGAGGTTCACGGTCGAGGTGACTCAATGAACATCGAACCTGCGAACGGCAAGGCACGTTGGCGGATCCTGTACGACATCGTGTGCGAGACCGAGGTGGGTGGCGTCATCACCTATGCCCAGGCTATCGAGGACTGCAAGGCGCCCAGCCGGAACTCGGTCCAAGGCGCGATGATCAAGGCCAATCTGGAACTCGGTCGTGCCGGCAAGAACACGGTCGAAACCAAGGAGAACATCGGGTGGCTGGTGTTGGAGCCGAACGCCGCCGTGCCGCTGATCGGCAGGCAACGCAAGAAAGCTGCACGCGCTGACGACCGTCACGCCGCCAAGATCAATGCCTCACAACGCCGTCGTGCCGAACTGGTACACGAACGGCGGGCCGAGGTGGACTTCGAGGAACGCGTAGCAGCTCGCAAGGCCGAGATCAACGGCCGCCGCCGCCGCGAAACTCGGTCACTCGCCGAGCGAGTGGCAGAATTGGAGCGCAACGCTCCCAAGAAACTTCGCGCCTAGCGCGAAGATGCAGGGCGTGGCGTGGCTCGGCAGGGCAGGGCGTGGCTCGGCAGGGCAGGGCGCGGCTGGGCCAGGCTAGGAGAATGGTGGCTGCGATGGTCGTACCTCGGGTTCGACTCCCGGGGGCAGCACGCTCGGCAGGGCGTGGCTTGGCATGGCGTGGCTCGGCGCGGCAGGGCGCGGCGGTGCGCGGCGTGGCTAGGAGAATGGTAGCTGCGATGGTCGCATCTCGGGTTCGACTCCCGGGGGCAGCACGCTCGGCGTGGCGAGGCTGGGCGGTGCCCGGCGAGGCATGGCGCGGCATGGCAAGGCTGGGAGAATGGTTGTCCGGATGGTCGTAGCAGCGGTTCGACTCCGCTGCCGGACGCGCTTGGCGATGCGGTGCTAGGCAAGGCGGTGCATGGCGGGGCGAGGCTGGGCAGGGCGCGGCCAGGCGAGGCGAGGCTTGGATCATTACCGCTACACCGACCTGTGTTAGTGTACATTTCAGTCCGGCCGACCAGCTCGACCCATGCGCCCCACGGGTGAACGTTGGCCGGACGCCCACTCCCGTTGCCGACCACCGCACGACTCGACTCACAATCGTCGTGTCGGCAACGGGCCCGACTCCGCCCGGCTGGCCAGGAGCGATCGCTGCCCAAACACCTTTCGCCAGTCGGGCGGTTCCACCCGAAGAGATTTGCCCGGTCGACCAACAGCGCGCGGCGAACCAACGCTGACGACGTCGGCCGGGTGACCGAGTTCCGCTCGGTCGGCCAACACGGAAGCACGACACAAGTCATCCCGCCGGCCGAGCGGACCACCGCTCCGACTGACCATCAGCGATCGTGCGACCAGCACTCCCCGTCAGTCGGAATCCCCACCCACCCAAGGAGAAAGTGCATGACAGAAGAGATCGAAGAGGTCGAAGCGGTACCGAATCCCCTCGCCGAACTGATGTCGCCGCCCACGTTGACGATGGCCGCCGACGTGCTCGACGACATGGAGCGCGTGCGCATCGCCAACCAGAACCGGTTGCGCCAGCTCGTGCTGCCCCGGATGAACAAGGACGGCAAGGACGTCGGCTTCGGCTTCCTGCCCCCGAACATCCACGTGCCCGAGGACGAGGAGGATTTCGACCTCGTGCAGGCCGTGCTCGACGAGGTCGAGACGCACCTGTCCATCCAGGCCGCGGCCAACCGCAAGATCTTCACCATGCCCAAGGGCTGGAACCCGATGGTGTGGCAGATGGGCCTGATCGTGCCGCCGATGCAGCGGGCCGAGGTCAACGCGACGAAGAACCTGCAGAAGACCATTCAGGACCACCCGCTGTACGGCTGGATCGAGGCGCAGAAGGGCCTGGGCGCCAAGCAGGTCGGTCGACTGCTGGCCGCGATCGGGGATCCGTACTGGAACGTCAAGATGGGCCGCCCCCGCACGATCGCCGAGCTGTGGAGCTACTCCGGCTACAGCGTGATCGCCGGTCTGGCTCCGGCCCGCCGCAAGGGCACCAAGGTCAACTGGTCGGTCACCGCGCGGATGCGCTGCCGGATGATTTCCGAGTCCTGCATGAAGTCCGGCGGCCCGTACCGCGAGGTCTACGACCAGGAGAAGGAGTTCTACGCCGACGCCGTGCACGAGTTGGCCTGCGTCCGATGCGGACCCTCGGGCAGCCCCGCGCTCGCCGGCACCCCGCTGTCGAAGAACCACATCCACGCTCGCGCCCTGCGGTGCGTGTCCAAGGAGGTCCTGCGCGACCTGTGGCGGCAGTCCCGCGCCATCCACGTCGCCCACGGCTTCGGACCGCCCGACCTGCAGGACGCGGCCTGAGACTCCGCCCGGCTGGCCAGAAATCCGACACAACCCATCTTGAACCGCCAGCCGGGCGGTCCCTTCTGATCGGGCCAACGCGATTCGCATTCCATATCGTTATGCCCGGTCATCTACTCCGCCCGGTTGGTCATCAGAGTGTCGCACTCCAACTAATGCCACCAGCCGGGCGGCCCAACACACCGAGGCCATTTCGTGGCGCACCCCAAATGTGTCCCGCCTCGGAACCACTCCGCCCGGTTGGCCAGCTCACATCGCACTCCACCCCGACCCCGCCAGCCGGGCGGTCCCCTTCCGATCGAGCCATTACTTCGCGACACACCAAAATTGACCGCTCGATCACCTACTCCGCCCGGCTGGCCAGTACGGAGCGCGCTCCAGAAATCGGTCGCCAGCCGGGCGGCTCCACCTCCCGGTCTGCCAGTGATTATCGTGTACCCATAGCGGGACGCAGGCTGGGAACTCGCTCCGCCCGGTTGGCCATGACCTCCTGTGCGCCAAGTAGACCCGCCGGCCGGGCGGACCTCGCTCCGCACGAGCCAACCATGCTGGCGCACGCCATTTAGTAATGCCCGTGCGGTTCTGAACCGTCTGGAAAGGACACCTTTGTACCCACTGCATCTGACGCTCGCCCGGCGGGCGCTGGACACCTGCGAGAACATCTTGCGGATCGCCCGCAAGCGCGACCAGCGCGTGCATGCGGAGTACGTGCTGGACTTCGAAGCGATTGCCGGATCCCTCCGGCAGTTGATCGTCTCACTGGAAGAGGAGCGGAATGGACGCCTACGCCCACAAGATCCTGACCCTGCCCGACGCGCAGGTGTCGGCGGCGACCGCCCTGACTTGTCTGATGGACAAGAACGCCGAGGGCAACGCGATGGCGGCGCATGGGCTGAAGAAGCTCACGGCCAACGAGCTGGCGGAGGTGCAGGAGGGCGCCCGGAAGCTGATGCTGCTCACCCACGTCCATCTCAGCCTCGGTGAGCACGCCGGGCCGGAACCGACTGGACCCGTAGCGGAAGGTTAGTGTACATTGGCCGGCATGCAGCTTCCCGCCATCGAACTGGTCAGCGGCCGGATCCACCTCCGGACGCCACGCGTCCCCTACGGCGACGACGCGGCGTTCGAGGAGATGAAGCGCCTGTGCAAGTCGGTGCAAGGCCACTCCTGGAACAAGACGCACAAGGCCTGGACCTACCCACTGGCGTGGTACAGCTGCACCGACCTGCGTCGGGTGTGGGGCACGCAGCTCTCGATCGGCCCGGCGCTGACCGCGTGGGCGATCGAGGAGAAGCAGCGCCGCGAGCGGATCGCGGCGATCGCCGGGCAGGAGGGCGCCGACGTGGATCGCGTGCGCACCCTCTTCCCGGTGCTCGCCGAGGCGATGAGCACCCGCACCTACCAGCAGGTCGGCGCGGCCTGGCTGGCCTCCTCGCGCTGCGGCCTGCTGGGCGACCAGCCCGGCCTGGGCAAGACGCTGCAGTCGATCGGCGCCGTACTGGAGAGCGGGATCGACGGGCCGAACCTGGTCATCGCCCCGGCCACCGCGGTCGACCTCACCTGGGAGCCCGAGCTGCACCGGTGGGTCCCCGGCGACGCGGTGTTCGCCTGCTGCGGCGGCCGGGTCAGGCGCGAGAAGACGATCGCCGCGTTCCTGGCCGCGCCCGGCCGCAAGTGGCTGGTGTGCAACCCGGAGATGTTCCGTCTCAAGGACGGCTACACCCAGCTGCACGACGTCGAGTGGGCCTCGATCATCGCTGACGAGTCGCACCAGATGTTGATCACCCGCACCGGTGCCATCTACAAGCAGGCCGCCCGTCGGCAGGGCCTGGGTCGACTGAAGGTGGCCGAGGGTGGCCTGCGGATCGCGATGTCGGGCACGCCGTTCCGCGGCAAGCTGGAGAACCTGTGGGGCACGCTGAACTGGCTCTACCCCGAGCGATACCGCTCGTACTGGACGTGGGTCGAGCACTGGTTCGAGGTCTACGACGACGCGGCGGGCCGCGGCCGGATCATCGACGGCCTGAAGATCCACCGCAAGCCGGAGTTCTACGCCGAGCTGGACTCGGTGATGCTGCGCCGCACGAAGAAGGACGCGGCCCCCGACCTGCCGCCGAAGTTCTACGCCGGCAACGGCGCCATCTGGCTGGACATGGAGCCCGAGCAGGCCCGCATCTACAAGGACATGCGCCAGCGCGCCCTGGTCGAGCTGGACGGCGGGGAGCTGCAGGCCGACGGCGTGTTGGCCGTGCTGACCCGGCTCAAGCAGTTCGCCACCACCGCCGGTCGGCTGGACGACGAGGGCAACTTCGTTCCCGAAACGCCCTCCAACAAGCTGAAGTGGTTGCTCAACTGGCTCTCCGAGCGCGACGCCGACCAGAAGGTGATCGTCGCCAGCCAGTTCAGCTCGGTCATCGACCTGTTCGAGACCGCGCTGATCGAGGCGGGCGTGCAGGTCACCAAGATCACCGGCGACGTGTCCAAGGCCCGCCGGGCCACGGCGAAGCGCTCGTTCCAGGAGGACGGCGCCCCGCAGGTCATGCTGCTGACCACCACGGCCGGTGGCGTCTCGCTGACCCTGGACGCGGCCGACGACGTGATCTTCCTGGACCAGACCTGGGTGCCCGACGACCAGGAGCAGGTCGAGGACCGCGCGCACCGCGTGTCCCGCATGCACCAGGTCACCATCTGGTACCTCGGCTCGACCGGCACGATCGAGCACAAGATCCACAACGACAACCGCGCGGCGGATGCCGTCCAGAAGTTCGCCCTCGACGGGCGCAGAGCGAAGGAGTTGATCTAGTGGGTGACGACACGGACTACGAGGACGTGACGTTCGACCGGGATGAGGACTACAAGAACGCGACGTCCGGCTGGAACGCCGACGGCCGTCCCAGCACACTGGAGTTGCTGGAGCAGAAGAAGTGGTGGTACCCGGCCGACGGACGCAAGCTGAAGGTCAAGCAGCTGGCGCCGGGACATCGGGCGAACCTGATCGCGTGGTTCGAGCGGCGGGCCGGCTACCTGCAGACGCAGGAGGCGATGTTGTGCGTGGCCGCGCGTGACACCGAACTGGGCGGTCGGGGTCGCTCGTGGAGCCCGGACGAGATGTTGCGGGAGCACTTCGCCACCAGCGCGCTGTACTGGCTGCGGGCCAAGCCATTGATCCAGCGTCTGTCCGAGTTGGAGGCGAAGCCGAAGCCGGTGTCGAACGGGCTGGTCGTACACCGTGCCCCGCAGGGCTTGTACTTCGAGAAGGTCTGGGCGTCGGTCGACGGTCACTGGGTCGAAGGCATTGTGCGCAAAAACCTGATCGTGCACGCCGTGCTGGGAGTCGACAACGACACCTACTCGCTGCAGCTGCGTGACAACGACGACGCGGTCATCGCCGTGGAGGCCTGGCAACGATAGTGTACATTCTTCGCTGACAGTCGACACGGGAGGAAAGCATGGCGGAGGAACGGGTTCTGCGGGCCATTGAAAGTGGTCCCAAGCCGATCGAGACCGACGAAGCGGAATGGTTCGTCCAGCAGGCCGGGCTGGAGATGTCGCGGACCGGCCGACGCATGTTCGAGTTGGGCATCCACCTCGCGCAGAGCACCGCGCGACAGGCGTGGGTCGGCTCGAAGGAGTACGCCGACGCCACCGACAAGCACAACGGCGCCGTGCAGTACGCGACCAGCGAACCCAAGCGTGCGCCCCAAAAGCCCGGCAAGGTCACGTCCTCGCCCGAGATCACCGACAAATTCTCGGCCATCGCGATTCGCCAGTGGGCGGTCAAGCACGGCTACGAGGTCGCCCCTCGTGGCCGGATCGCGATCAACGTGCGCGAGGCGTTCATCGCGGCCTACAAGGCCCAGGAAGAGCAGAAACAGGAGCGAGCCGCGAAGCGCGCTGCGAAGGCCGCCGCGCCGTCCACGCCCGCCAAGGCTCGGACGACCCTGGCCGAACGGCGGGCCGCCCGCCGCGCCGCCGCGCCGAAGACCGAGACGGTCGCGGTGCGGGCCAGCGTGACCCCGGCCCCCACCCGGTCGACCAAGCGGCGGGGACGGTCCGCGGGCGTCCTGCAGCCGGGCGAAGTCGAATTCTAGAGAGGCGTACCCATGCCCAACACGGCCGAACTACGCGAGAAACGACGCGACGCACGTGTTCTGTCCCGGGCCGGTTCGATGCCGCCGGGCTGGGACGACCTGGAGAACGCGCAGCGCATGGTCTTCACCCAGGCCGAGCGCGCCGAGCTGCACGACCAGGAGTTCATGTGGGCACCGGACGCTCCGGAGCACGGCGTCCTCAACTCCTACAACAACTACTACTGCCGCTGCCCGAAGTGTAGGAGCGGCAACGCCCGGCACGCCTACGCCACTCGCAAGGGCGTCCCCGAGGACCAGGTGCTCGACGACCCCGCCTTGCGGCCGGAAGACTGAGATGAACGATCTGCCCTACCTGCGCACCAGCGAGCGCGGTTCGTTCAAACGTTGCATCCAGCAATGGTTCTGGTCCTACCGGATGGGCCTGCGGACCAACGCGGTGAAGCCGGATGCCCTGTGGTTCGGCACCGGCATCCACCTCGCGCTGGCCGAGTACTACCCGCCCGGCATGGTCCGGGGCGCCGACCCGCGCGAGACGTGGGAGCGCTACTGCGGCGACACGTTGGCCTTCATCCGGGACAACCGGGGCACCGGCGATCCGGAACAGGCCGAGTGGGTGGATGCGAAGAAGCTGGGCGCGGCCATGATGGAGGGCTACGTCCAGCGCTACCGGGGCGACCCGTCGTGGGAGGTGATCTCACCGGAGTACGCCTTCCATGTCCTCATTGGACGGCCCTCGCCGGTGATCAACTACGTCGGCACGTTCGACGGCGTCATCCGCGACCACGCTGACGGCAAGATCAAGCTCATGGAGCACAAGACCGCGGCCACCATCTCGACCTCGCACCTGGTGCTCGACGACCAGGCCGGGTCGTACTGGGCGGTCGCCACGCACGAGCTGCGGCACCAGGGCAAGATCGGCCCGAAGGAATCCCTGTACGGCATCGAGTACAACTTCATGCGCAAGGGGATGCCCGACGACCGGCCGCGCACCGAGCAGGGTCTGGCCACCAACCAGCCGACCAAGCCGCACTACATCGCGGCGCTGACCGGGCTGGACGGCTGGACCGAGGCCGACCTGAAGAAGCTGTCCAAGGACGGCCTGGAGTCCATCGCGGCGGCACTCATGCTGCAGGTGCTGGGCGAGGTCAGCAAGGTCCAGCCGGCACCGCTGTTCCTGCGCACCACGATCCGGCGCACCGCCAAGGAGCGCCAGATCCAGCTTGACCGCATCCAGGACGAGGTCGAGCACATGAACCTGGTGCGCACCGGCGAGTTGCCGATCACCAAGACCCCCACGCGCGAGTGCGTCTTCTGTCCGTTCGTCGAGATGTGCGAGCTGCACGAGCAGGGCGGCGACTGGGAGTCCTACCAGCACTACGCCTACCACCAGGAGGACCCGTACGCCGACCACCGGGTCGACGCGGTGTCCAGCAAGTTTCTCAAGGTGAAGGAGCCCACGAAGTGAGCGAGAGCGACAGTAACCTGATCAAGCACGCCCAGCGCGAGCTGGCACTGCTGGGCGAGGAGCCGGACATGGTCCGCGGATACCTGGAGATGATCCGGGTGTTCGCCGACATGCGCCACAGTGGAGGGTCGGCGTCCGTCTTCATCCCGACGCTGAACGCGCTGCTGCAGTACGAGAACCTGACGCCGCTGACGAACGACCCGGACGAGTGGGTCGATCAGACCGGCATCAGCGGAACGCCGCTGTGGCAGAACAAGCGCAACTCGAAGGCCATGTCGACCGACGGCGGCGCGCACTACACCCTGGTCGAGGACCCGCACCAGGCCTTGCACATGAGCGAGCGCGTCCGGTGAAGCACTTCGGCGAGAAGATCTACGCGTTCGCCACCGACTACCGTAAGGACGGCGGCGTCGAGGCCGCGGTCGACGTCGGCTTCTGGGTGCACGAGCTGCCCCGGCTGATCCCGCTGTGCCGGCTGTTCGGGCACCGGCCCGTCGTGGACGGCACCGACCGGGCGGCCTGGGCGGTGTGTGACCGGTGCGGCGCCCGGGGCGGTGCTCCGGGCACGTCGGACCTGCGGCTGGATGGCGACCGGGTCATCGGAGCGCCTCTGCGTCCGCAACCCGGCACCTTCCTGGTCGAGACACCGCGCGGCAACGTCGGCGGCCAGCTCGTGCTGTGGAAGGCGCATCGCGGGGCCTCGATCGAGTTCAAGGTCGGCAACTGCGGATCGGAGCACACGCTGGCCGCACACCTGCATCTGGGTCGTCTCGGCGCGCTCTACCTGCACACCCAGAAATTCGGTCAGGGCCTGCAGCGCCGCCTCAACCCGACCGGCTACGAATCGCGCGTCACCGGCATCAGCTACAACCAGGAGGGCAAGTTCCTCTCGTGGTCGCTGTGGGCCAAGCGCGACACGCACAGCCGCGACGACCCGAAGTGGCAGTACGGCACCCTGAACACCAGCCTGCTGGACCGGATCTGGGGACCGAAGCGCTACAGCTACGAGAAGGTCGGCGAGCCGGTCGCGGGCGTGTTGCACCTGCCCGAGGACGACTACCCGGTCAACCTGCAGCTGGAACGGATGCTTCTGGGCCGCACGAAACGAACGCCCAAGCTAGATCGCATGGTGGTCGAGTTCAGCACCGTCGGCGCCGGCATCCCGACCAAGCCCAGTGGTCGGGGCGGCGTCACCGGTTTCGCCGTCTCGCTGCCCCGAGGTGAACGCAGCCGGCAGTGGGCCAACACAGCCATGAGTCTGGCCGAGGCCAAGATGATCAATGACCGGGTGCACTACGGCTACCGCCCGACCGAGGTCTCGGTACTGGCCGACACGATCGACGGGGAGGACTGGTGAGCGAGTTCATCGAGCACGTGAGTTTCCGGGTCGGCCGGCACAACCCGCGCACGATCTACCTCGACGTCCAGTTCGAGGGTGAGCCGAACGTGTCGCGGTTCGTGGCGGTGACGATGTCCGACGCCGCCGCCCCCGAGATCGCGGCGAGCATGAACAACGTGCTGATGCGGCTGCCGTCGGTCCTGACCGCCATCGACCAGTACCGCCACTGCCCGATCGTGCCGGAGTGAGCGGCCCCTGCGTCCGGGTCACCGGCCACAACGCCGAGGCCGACACCTACGACCTGTGCGGCTCGCCGGACACGTCCCAGCAGATGCTGGCCATGGAGATCGGCGGGGAGATCCAGCGGTACATGGTCGTGCTGTGCCAGTTCCACATCACGATCGCGCTGTTCAACCAAAGCGCGCCCCCGGGCGTTGCGCCCGACGACTAGGCTCTGCTAGAGTCAGCCTCCGCTAGAGCATCAGGGCTACGCACCATCACCTACTCGAAGGGATACACCTTGTTCAAGATCAGCAAGCGGGCCGTCATCGGCCTCGCCGTCGGCGCCCTCGCGCTGACCGGCCTCGGCCTGGCCGGCACGGCCAGCGCCGCCCCGGCGCCCGGTACCGCCAGCGCCCCGTCCAACGTCGTCACCCTGCCCGCCAACGTGCGCGTGCCGGGTTTCAGCGTCCCGAACGGTGGACCACTGTTCAACGGTCATGACGTGACCGTGCAGGCCACCGGTGCCGCTGCGGGTCTGGCCGACCCGGGCGCCACGGCGGTCCTGGTCAAGGTCACCGCGTTCAACCCGACCGGCACCGGCCAGCTCGTCGCCCACGCGACCGGCACCGGCGCGCCGGGCAACCCGACCGTGGCCTACACCAAGGGCAGCGAGAACTCCGGCGTCGCGTGGGTCAAGCTGGACGCGGCCGGCACGTTCGTGATCGAAGAAGAGGGTGCAGCCACGCACGCCCTGGTCGAGATCGACGCCGAGTCGGTGCTGCCGGCCGACCCCACGGTCGGCAACGTGCTGCACAATTCGTTCGGCTCGACGGTCCCGCCCAATGGGCAGGCCCAGGTTGCCGCGACGTGTGCTGGTACGGCGGATGACAACCTGATCACCGACCCCGGCTACCCGATCGGTGGGGATGCCGCCAACGGTCCCGCCACCGATTTCGTCGCCGTCGGCGGTGGCTACTCGGTCGGGAACGGCTCGGGCAGCGTGACCGGTGTGAACGTCAGCATGAGCAGGGACGAACTGACCGGCACGAACGGCAAGGGTTGGCTGGTCACCTTCCAGAACACGACCGACACGACGCAGACTGTGCGCACGTGGGTGGTCTGCCTGAAGGCCAACGACAACCCGAACGACTGATGACCCCCTGCGGGTGTTCGTGCCACCAGGAAGGGTACGTGTGTACCAGCTGCTTCCGCACGAAGTGCGACGGCTGAGCAACCAGAAGTGAGTACGGGTCGGCATCTCGAACGGGGTGCCGGCCCGACTCGTTGGCGAGGAAGGGAAGGCGATGATCGAGGACACGTCCGGGCGCGATCCTGCGACCAACTTCGTGGGCCTACTGGCCCTGGGACAGAGCGGCTACATCACCGGCATGGAGGCCGACGGGCAGCGCCAACTGGTGCACTCCGACCAGGTGCCGACCAAGGGCAGCGACAAGCTGGCCGAGATCGGATTCACGCTGGGCGATGTCGTCCAGCACGACACGTTGTTTCGTCACGTGACGATACCTGAAGGCTGGGCCAAGAGCGCGACCGAGCATTCGATGTGGTCGGAGATCACGGACGCGTTCGGTCGCAGTCGAGTGTCGATCTTCTACAAGGCCGCGTTCTACGACCGGCGTGCGTTCTGCCGAGTGACCGATCTCCGCGAATACGTATACAAAGCCGTGGAACACAATGCTCGGCTGGTCTTCGACGACCGGTGGGCCACGCGCGATGCGGTGATCGCGCTGCTGGTCGACGCCATCGAGTGGAAGGATCGGGAGATCGCCGGGTGGCGTGCGCGTCCGTTCGACGACGGCGTCGCCGAGATCATCCACGAGATCACCGAACACCGCGCGCAGTACCAGGTATTCCTGAACCGGCTGAGCAAGCAGCATGCTGCCGACTGACTGCGAGGCCTACGAGGCGTTGCGCGACCTGCATTGCGACCTGCCCGCTGATCACATGGGGCCGCACATCCACTTCGGCTACGAGGGCACGACAGCATGGGATCTGAACCGACGCCGAGACGAGGAAGGGAAGGAGAAGGAGTGAAGGACATCGAACCGTCGGCCGAGATCCAGCGACTACTGGCCATGCTGGAGAATTCGCGAGCGGCGCACCGCATTGCATCGGACGTGGCAGATAGGTTCCGAGACGTACTCTCCGAGGCTCTCGGGCATCCTGATCGCAACCCTGGCGACGATGTGCTGGTGGCCGAGTTGCGCGAGCATTTCGGCATGACGGGGCCCGAACCGACCCGGTGGCGGGACTTTCTGGTCGGCGCCCGTGCGATGGTCGATCAGATCAATGCCGAACATACCGAGAGGAGGATGCAGTGAACTTTATGTTGGCAGTACTGGTATGCGTGGTCGCGCTGGTGGAGTTGGTGTGGATGTTCTCCGACCGGCACCGGGCCGTGCACCCGGACGACGCCACGTTGCCCGACCTGCTTGACCAGCCTCTCCAGCAGAGGCTAAGCTGATCGTCTCCGGCCGGAAGGATCTACACCATGCCCGCTCGCAAGGCACCCACCCCCGTCGCCCTGGACGAGACGCCAGTATCGGTCAACATGTTGGTGTACGGGAAGTCCGGCATCGGGAAGACCGTGTTCGGCGCTGGTGCCGGCGGTGCGGATCTGGTGATCTCCTGCGAGAAGGACAAGGGCGCCTCGGCCCGCCGTCTCGGCGGCAAGGGCAAGATCATCGTGTGTCCCGACTTCGAGACGTTCCTGGCCGCCAAGCAGGCGTGGGAGGACGGCGAGTACGGTGATCCCGAGTGGACACTGTTCGACTCGCTCACCTCCATCCAGTCCAAGGCGATCGACTGGATCTTGTCCCGGGAGTTCGGCAAGGCGGCGCAAGGCACCCGCAAGCTCGACGTCCTGCAGATCCAGGACCACCTGGAGTACCAGAACCTGACCCGCCGGTTGATCGGTGAGCTGTGCGACAACCCGCGCAACGTGATCATGACCGCACAGGACATGAACGTCGACACCGACGGCGGTGACGAGTCCGTTCTTCCCGCTCTGGAGGGCGGGAAGGGCAAGATCAGCAACTTCGTCTGTGGCATGATGACCTGCGTCGGCTACATGAAGATCATCGAACACGGTACGGAGAACGAGAAGGGCACCGAGGTCCGGCGGATCTACTGGCAGCCCCGGCCTCCCTACTTCGCCAAGGACTGGACCGACAGCCTCGGCAAGTTCACCGACAACCGCACCCTGGCGCAGATCAGCGCGCGCATCAACGGCGCGTTCAACGCGGAAGGCGAGTCCCGACCCGCGCCCGCGACCGCGACCGCGACCGGTGGCCTGTCAGGTGCCGCCGCCCGGCGGGCCGCCCGCGCGAAGAAGTAACACAGTCCCCCACCCCAACCCGTGGGTCGTACAACAGAAAGAGGGCAATCTCCATGCCTCGTAGGAAACTCGGCGGAGTCTCATCCGCTTCCGCCAAGTCCACCCCGGCCACCGGTTTCACCGCCTTCGAGGGTCCGGCCGGTGCGTACCGCGGAAAGTTGAAGCAGCTCACGCTGTCCAAGAACAAGAACAACGACGACATGCTGCGCTTCGTGTGGGAATGCGACGAGGCGACCGGGTCGAACAAGGCCCAGTACAACGGCCAGTCCATCTGGAACAACCAGAACGTCACCGACGACAGCTCGCGCTTCGTCAACGGCTTCCTGGTGGCCCTGGGTGCCAGCGACTCCGACATCCAGGACTTCTGGGCGAACGGCCCGATGGTGTCGGCGACCAAGACGTCCCGGGGCGACGACAAGATCACCAAGATCGGGTCGCTGAAGGTCGACGAGGCCGGCATGGCGCTGGTCGTCTCGATCAACATGGGCAAGCCGTACACCAACCCGCAGACCGGTGTGACGACCGACGCCAAGATGGAGATCAAGTCCTTCCTGGTGCCCCCGACCGAGGACCACGCCGCTCCGGAGGACGAGGAGGACGAGGCCGAAGAGGGCATCGAGTCGCCGGCCGAGGAGTCGGACGAGGACGAGGCCGACGAGGTCGAGGAGGAGGCCGAGGAAGCCGACGAGGTCGAGGAGGAGGCCGAGTCCGAGGTCGACCCCGCCTACACCGCGCGGGCCGAGGAGCTGGACGCGCTGGCCGAAGGGGGCAAGCGGCCCGAGCTGGTGAAGATCGCCAAGTCGCTGGAGCTCAAGCCCCTGAAGCGGCACTCCGACGACGACATCATCGACATGATCCTCACCACCGAGTTCCCGAACGTGACGCCCGAGGACGCCGACGAGGAAGAAGCCGAAGAGGATGCCGCCCCCGCCCCTGCTCCCGAACCGGCTGCGGCTCCCCCCGCTCGGCGTGCGCGTGGTGCTCGTACTGCCGGCGGCGCGCCGCCGTTCTAACCACCAGGCGCTGTGGCGCGTCCTGTTGGTTGTTCTGAACGTCGCCATCCTGATGGTGACCGGTTACCTGTACTTCTGCAGGTAATTGAAAGTTGCACTACCCACGGGTCCCGGCCGTCGTTCGCAGAGAGCGGCGGCCGGGAGCACACAGGAAGGACATGGGCTGCAAGCATGATCACCTGGATGCCGCATATCGAGCCGGGCAAAGCGGCCCAGTCCCTGACTGACGAGGATCTGGTCGAGCAGGTGGAGACCTCGACCGAGGTGCTGCGGCTGCTCCTCGCGCCTCCCGACTCTCCCACGAACAAGCGGTTTCTGGCGATCTCGATGTGGGGGCCGTACCAGTGGCGGCTGTGCATCCACGGCCTGATGATGGCCAACGAGCTGGTCACCAACCGGAACCACTCACTGCCCGACCTGGACACCGATCTGCTGGCCACCACCGGGACGGATCTGGAGAACGGCGGCGACGAGCTGCTGAACCCGCCGTGGCTGGGCGACCTGCACATCCACCGCAGCCACCGCAGCCAGCTGATCCGGTCCCGTCGTGAGTACGCGCCGCAGTGGCCGGGCACTCCGGCCGACATGCCCATCCTGTGGCCACAGCTCGTGCAGGGCGCCCCTCGGGGCTACCGGCTGCGACTGTCCACCAACGACATCCGACTGCTGCGCCGAGGCGCCCTGAAGCTTCCCGAGGAGCTGACCTACCGGGCCAGCGCCAACGAAGTCGTCGAGACGTGAGGAGCACGACCATGTCGACACCAACACCGGACGAGCAGCTCGTCGAACGCGTCGAAGACCTGTACGAGGAACTGAAGAAGCCGATCTTCGTGTGGGCCATGGCGCACGGTCGCCTGGACAACCTGCTGATCGACGGCGCCTCCCACGACGATCACCGCGTGCGCGGCGCCCGCACCTCGATCGTCAACGCGGCCCGCAAGATGGAGGCCGCCGTCCTGCAGTACCAAACGAAACACCCGTGATGCGCTTCTTCAGTGTCCACACGCACTGCACCTACAGCTATGGCGACGGGGCGAAGACGCCGAAGGAGCACGCCGCCCGGCTGGCCGAGTTGGGTTACACCGGCGCGGCCATCACCGACCATGGCAACACCACGGCGCACCCGCTATGGGAGAAGGAACTGCTCGCCGTCGGGCTGCACCCGGCGTTCGGCTGCGAGCTGTACACCGCCCCGCCGAACGAGAAGCGCAAGTGGCACCAGACCGTGGTCGCGGAGAACCTGGCCGGGTACCGCAACCTGTGCCAGCTGATGGCCGGGTCGTGGGCCACCCTGGGCGTGACCGCGGCCTCCAAGTTCCCCACCTGCCACTCCGACATGCTGGCCGCGCACGGCGAGGGCCTCATCTCCACCTCGGGCTGCGCCGACTCGCTGCTGGCCTGCACCCTGCTGGGAGGCAAAAGTCTTGGTGAGCAACGCGATACGGCGAGCGATCTCGACCTTGATCGAGCGAGAGCTGTCATCAATTGGTTCCTCGACGTCTACGGCGACGGGTACTACCTCGAAGTACAGCGCTTCCCTGAACTGCGACGTTGTCGCACACTCAACGGGATTTACGCTGAGCTTTCCGCCGAGTTCGGCATTCCCCTCGTTGCCACCGCAGACGTTCACTATCTCCTTCCAGAGCAGAATCGCGTCCAGGTGGCCCTTCACGCGGCACTGCGCGGCGGCACGGTGGAAAGCCAGGACGCGGGCTGGGAATACGACATTCGTCTCTCCTACCCCCTGTCCGACAAGCAGATCGGCGAACAGCTGATGGCCACCGGCCTGACCCGCACACAGGCGTGGGAAGCCATCTGCAATTCCGAGGAGATCGGCCAGCGCTGCCAGGTCACGCTGCCCAAGACCGAGCGCGTGCGCTTCCCCGGCACCACCGACGACCTGGAGTGGTGATGGCTCGCGTCAACACGAATTGGTACAACTACATGCGCTCCCAGGCCAAGGAGGCTCGCCTGCGCGGCGACATGACGGCCAATCACATGTGGTGGCAACAGATCCACGCTCGCGCGGCGGCCCGCCGGCACCTCGACCGGAGTTGGGGGTGGCGATGACCACGGCGTCCCAGCCGGTCAACTCCACCGAGCTGCTATGGACCTGGCTGCGCAACGGCTGGACGTTCCGGGCACCGCACGACGGGTTCCTCGGGCAGCACGCCGCCGACGTGACCACGCGCATCCACTACGAGATGGACACGATCGTCGGCAAGGACTTCTGCGACTACTTCTTGATCGTTTCAGATCTGGTGCGCCACGCCAAGGACCACGGCATCGCCGTCGGGCCAGGCCGGGGGTCGGCCGCCGCCAGCCTGGTGTGCTATCTGCTGCGCATCACCGAGATCAACCCGATGCGCTACCCCAACATGCTGTTCGAACGGTTCCTGGACCCCACCCGCGACGACATGCCCGACATCGACATCGACTTCGCCGACGACCGCCGGCACGAGATGGTCGAGTACGCCAAGCGCAAGTACGGCGAGGACTGCGTCGGCAACATCGCCAACTACGCCCGGTTCCGCGGCAAGACGGCGATCAAGGACATCGGCCGCGTCTACCGGATTCCGAAGTGGGCGGTCGAGACGGTGGCCGGCCTGATCATCGACCGGGAGGCCGGGGACCCGCGCCAGAACGACTCGGTGCACGACGTGTTCGAGCTGTTCCCCAAGGCCCGCGAGATCGCTCAGAAGTGGCCGCAGATCCGGGAGGCCGAGAACTTCGAGGGCGACTACCGCGGCATGTCGGTGCACGCCGCCGGCATCGTCATCTCCTCGCGACCCATCACCGACGTGTGCGCCACGTACACCCGCGAGATCGGCAAGACCAAGGCCACCAAGCACCAGGTCTCCGTCGTGGCGGCGGACAAGAAGTCGGCCGAGTACCTCGGCATGACGAAGATCGACTTCCTGGGACTGACCACGATGGGCATGATCGGCCAGTCACTGAAGATCATCGACATGCCGCTGGAGGAGCTCTACCGCGTCCCGCTCAACGACCAGAAGGTGCTCGACGCGTTCCGGGACGGCGACCTGACCGGCATCTTCCAGTTCGAGGGACGCACCCAGCGCGGCGTCTGCCGGGCCGTCGAGCCCGAGGACTTCCGCCACCTCGTCGACATCAGCGCCCTGGCCCGGCCCGGTCCGCTGGGATCGGGCGAGTACACCGCCTACGTCGCCCGTCGGCACGGGCGGCTGGCCATCCCGTCGGTGCATCCGGTGATCGACGAGATCACCCGGCACAGCTACGGCACGGTGATCTTCCAGGAGCAGGTGTTCCGCATCCTGGCCCAGATCGGCGGGTTCTCCGGCACCGAGATCGGCCGGATCCGGCGGATCATCTCCGGCAAGCTGGGCGAGGCCGCGTTCAACGAGTTGTACGACGCCTTCGAGCGCGGCGCCGCCAGCAACCACGGCATCTCCGGTGAGGACGCCCGGCGCATCTGGGCCAGGATGACCACGGCCAGCAAGTACCTGTTCAACTACGCACACGCCTGCTCGTACTCCATGGTCGCGTACTGGTCGATGTGGCTGAAGACCAACCACCCGCTGGCCTTCTACGCCGGCCAGCTGCCCAAGACCGGCAAGGAGAAGACACCCCGCCTGATGCAGGACATCCTGCACCACGGCATCACCATCCTGGCCCCCGACGCGCAGGTGTCCGACCTGTCCTGGGAGCCCGCCCCCGCCCTGCTGGCCGAGGGCGAGGCGGGCGCGCTGCGGGCCGGGCTGCTGCAGATCCCGAACGTCGGCGAGACGACCGCGCTGGCCATGCTGGCCCACCGCGAGGCCGTCGAGCGGTCGCTGACCGAGCAGCGCCGCTACGGCGCGTTCGACTGGGGGGACTACAAACCGGTCAAGGGGATCGGGCCCAAGACGATCGCCACCATGATCGGCTTCGCCACCGCCGAGGACCCGTTCGAGCTGCACCGGGTCAGCCACCTGCTGCACGAGTACCGCGAGGGCATCCGACGCGGCCTGCCCGACTTCGCCGGCCTGCCAATCCCCACGCACAGCTCCAACGACATGCCGCCCAAGGGCGAGCACCCGGTGGTGTGGATCGGTTTCATCCGCAAGATCCGCTTCGACAACGAACTGGAGAAGCAGCGCAAGTACGGCGACAACCCGGACGCCACCGATGCCGAGATCCTGGAGCAGTTGCGCGATCCCGAGCTGCTGACCAGCGCCGTGCTGTTCGGCTACGACGAGGGCGACGAGGACGTGTACGTGCGGATCAACCGGTGGGCGTTCCCGGCGATGCGCGAGCTGATCGAGGCGATCAACCTGGACGTGGACGTGGTCGTCGTGTCGGCCACCAAGAAGGATGTAGGGAGTGGTTTCGGTGTCAGCATTTACGCGAACAGTCTCGGCGTTCTGGAACCGGATGAGGCGCCGGAAGAGGCCGACGATGACGATGACGATCTCGTCGGCTCCAACGCCTGAACAACTGGCATTCATCAGGAGGCAGAGTGAGTGGGGCAGTAGTAACCCCGCGCCCTCGACGGCGCGCGGGATCAAACCGGACTACCAGTTCCTCCCCTCCCCCATCGACTACGCCGCCGGAATCGCCGGCACCCCGGCCGAGCAGGTCGTCGCAGCCAGCCGCTACCTCGCCGCGAACTACGGCCCCGGAACATCGTGGGACGTTTTCCATCAGCGCGCACGGCGGGACGCTGCTGGAGAGCATGTGGAGTCTGATCGATCAGAAGATGGACGAGGTGATGGATCACTCGACGCCTGAGTCCGTCGGGTACCTGCGCGGGTCGGCCGAGATGCTGGCCGTGTTCCTCAACTGCTATCGCCCCGACGTGGACGCGATCCGCGCCGAAGCCATGATCCGGTGGGAGAGAAGGAATCCCGAATGAGCGAAGCCAACTACACCCTGCGGCTCAGTGACGGCACGCAGCGCACGTGGTACGGCGACCCATCCAGCATCTTCGACGACCGCGTGTCGCACGTCGTGATGAGCGACTCGCCGTGCAGCTTCCTGGAACTGCCCAGCGGCGACTACGTCAACCTGATCCACGTCATCGCCATCGAGCAGCAGTAATGCCCGACTTCAGCGCCGAGCACCCCACCGTGCTGGCCTTCGACCCGGGCGGCACGACGGGCTGGTCGGTGCTGACCGTATCCCGCCAAGCCATGCTGAACAAGAAGGCTTCGGTGGCCACCATGTTCGGCACGGCGCTGTTCTGGGACCACGGTCAGATCGACAGCAAGGACGAGGACGTGGCCGCCGAGGACATGCTTCGGTTGTGCCGTCAGTATCCCGACGCCTGCATCCTGGTCGAGGACTTCATCATCCGAATGTTCAACCAGGACAAGGAAGTGCTGTCCCCGGTCCGCCTGACGGCCAAGCTGGACTTCGCGCTGCACTTCGTCGGAGACCCGCGCTACACGTTCCGACAGCAGCCCAGCGAGGCGATGGGCACGGCCACCGACGACTATCTCAAAGAGATTGATCTTTACGAACGCAAGGGCGGCCTGGGTCATGCCCGCGACGCCGACAGGCACTCGGTTCTGTGGCTGCGCAAGGCACACGACCTCCGACTGGGCCCGAAGCGACGCGCCGAATGGTGGCCGCACCTGTTCGGGTAGGCTACGATCGGGGAGAACTCCGCAGGCAGCCGCTGGCACGACGCATACCGGTGCCGGCCAGCGTGGTCCCGGAGTAGCGAGAGCCCGGTCAGTGGTGAGGTAGCCCTACCACTGGCCGGGCTCTCGTGTTACCATCCTCTGCTAGAGCGGCCGGATACCGCTCTCCAACGAAAGGGCTACGACACATGGGAGTATTCAGCATCTGGCGCCACCACCTCGACAACGAGGCGCACCGCCGCTACATCGCCAACAACCCCACCCCGCACGAACGCGCACGCGCCCTGCACAAGGCGGAGATCGCCCGGCTCGGGCCGTCCACCGGCGTGCGCTCGCCCGACGACGCCCAGTGGGACGCGTTCGTCGCCCTGTGGCTGCCCGAGGTGCGCGAGCACCGCGAGATGACCCGTCTGCTGTACCGCCGGGAGCTGGCCAGCGACACTTACACCCCCGACACCCACGCACGGGCCCGCGCGGGCCTGGACCGACTGGAGAAGCCGATCACATGGACAGAGCTGGTGGCGCTGGCGAGGTCGCGGGGCGTGAAGGCGATCCGGCCACCGCGGCACGTGGAGAAGGCCCTGCGGACCGGCGCATGCTCTTTGGATGGACCAGTAACGACGGCGCCGTAGCCTGGTACCGCGTCCAGCAGCCGATGACCGCGCTCAACGCGCAGGGCTACTCGTGCGCCTGGAGCCGGTACCTGCCCAACGAGCTGCACCCCGGCGCCCGGGGTGACGCGGGCCTGAAGGAGCACGTCACCATCCTCGGCCAGTTCGTCGCCGAGGAGGAGCCCAGTCGACTGTGGCAGGGCCTGGCCGCCGAGGGGCAGCGGCTGTTCTTCGAGATGGACGACGACGTGTTCAGCATCGACCGGGCCAACCCGGCCTACCCCGAGTACACCTCGGCGATCCTGGGCCGCATCCACGCCAACCTCGCCGTGTCCACCGGTGTGATCGTGACCCGCCGCGCCCTGGCCGACGTGGCCCGGCAGCACACCGACGCCCCGGTGTACGTGATCCCGAACTACATCCCCGCGTGGCTGCTGAAGCACCGGCGACCGCGGCACGAGCACCTGATCCCCGACGAACACGACTCGGTGGCCCGCAGCTACTGGAAGCGTCGCGCCACCGTGGTCGGCTGGGGCGGCAGCAGCAACCACAGCATGGACTGGCAGCACTACCTGCCCCGGCTGGTGCAGTGGATCGACCGCGAGCAGAGCGCCCTGCTGCACATCATGGGCGATACGGACTACTTCACCGCCGACCTGCGGGCCATTCCGCCCGAGCGCGTCACCGGCCTGGGCTGGGTGCACGGCGTCGAGGACTACCTGCGCCGGATCAACTTCGACGTGTGCGTCGCCCCGCTGCGCCAGCATCCGTTCAACCTCTCCAAGTCGCCGATCAAGGCGCTGGAGTGCGCGGCGCTGGGCATCCCGATCGTAGCCAGCGACTACGGCCCGTACCACGACTTCGTGCTGCACGGCGAGACCGGCCTGCTGTTCCGCACCCCCGGCGAGATGGCCACCCACCTGACCACCCTCGTGCACGACCGCGAGCTGCGCGAGACGATGGGCGCCAACGCCCGCGCGGTCGCCCGCGCGCACACCTACGAGAAGAACGCCTGGAAATGGGCCCACGTACTGCTAGGAGAGACCCGGTGAACGACGACGAGATCAAGGCGCGCATCTGCGAGGACCTGCAGACTCAGCTGAACAACCTGGCCGACACCGACACGCTCTCCGACATGTTGGGCAACGTGAGTGACGCCGAGTTCGATCGCGCCAACGAATTGCTGGCCCTCAACCCCACCCTGCAGATCAGCTGGCCCCAGGAGGCATCATGACCGAAGCAGTGATCTTCCCGTCCCCCGAACTCGTGTTGGCCTGCCCGATGGACCCCCACGGCAACGACGCGGGCGCCAGCACCATCCGGGAATACCTGGTCCTGCTGCTGAGTGCCCTGCTCGACGAGACAGACGGGTTCAGCGCCAAGCATCCCTTCGGCAACAGTGACTGGATCTTCGAGCTGTACACCGCGCTGGCCCGCGAATTCCCCGAGGACTTCCCCGCCGAGTTCGACGAAGACGGACGCCTGAACGTTTTCTCCGAAACCGCGAAGGCCGACGAAGCGCTGCACTACTCGACCATGGCACTGCGCCAATGAAGGTCTCGATCCTGATCCCCTGGCGGACCGATCACGGCCAGCGCGAGCGCATCTGGAACTACATGCACCCGCTGTGGGAAGCCACCCCCTTCGAAATCTGCGTCGGCGAGGACGACGACAACGGACACCCGTTCAATTGTTCGCGCGCAACAAATCGCGCAGCGAAAAAGGCGACGGGGGATGTTTACGTCAAACTGGGCGCCGATCATTTGCCCGACGTGGATGCCATCAAGCAGGCGGTCGAAAGAACAACTGACTGGCCATTATGGTCCTTTGTTTTCAGTGGCGTATTCTACTACGGCAAGGCCGATACCAATCGCATCCTGGCTGGCAGCAATCCAAAATCTTTTAAGCCGGAAAATTCTGATTACAGTTGTCAAGGGATCGTTGCCATGCGCAGCGGTGTGTGGGATTCGTTGGGAGGAATGGACGAACGCTACGAAGGATGGGGCTACGAGGACACTGACTTTCTGCGTCGCCTGTCCGGTGGCCGAGAACGCCTTCTTCGACACCCTTCCAATCTTCCTTGGGCGTATGATCTGTGGCATTCTGGCGAACATCGTGACATGAGCACAAACAATCCCAACAGAAAATTGTATGAGAAGGGCTGAGTATTTCACATGGCTGTGTGGATCGAAGCAGACGATGACACCTCAAACAACTCTTCCTACGTGAATATGGATCATGTCGTCAAGGCATACGTCAAGACCATTCCCACTACTGAGAACTGGGGAATATTCTTCGACGATGTGTCGGGCACTACGCACCAAAGCCCTAACATATATACCGACGTGGCGGTGGCAGAAGCGACATTGCAAGCATTGGTTCGCGGATACGACTTGCCGTAACAAAAACATTATTCGAGAGCGAAAGGTAGAGGCGCATAATGTGGATAAAGGATAAGTTCGGACAGCCCATCAATATGGATCACATGAGCAGTATTGTGGTCGCCGAAAACACCGATGGCGGTTTTCAGGTCGAAGCCTGGAACACCACGAACACCACCTTCGGCGTTCAATTCGCCGAGTTCCTGGTGGGCCCGATACCGGTGAGCCAGGCTGACGCGACCGCCTTGCGCGACCGCATCGGCACGATGCTCGGTGTCGTAGATCTCAACGTATGACCTCGAACATCACGGTGTGCATTGCCACGATCCCGCCGCGGCGCGAGTTGCTGCGGCGGGCCGTGGCGTCCGTGTTGGGGCAGGATCTCCGGCCGGATGCGATCATCGTCGAGACCGACGTGCAGAGGTTGGGCGCGGCGAGCACCAAGAATCGGGCGCTGGCCAAGGTCACCACGAAGTACGTGGCGTTCCTGGACGACGACGACGAGTTCCTGCCCCAGCACCTGGCCCAGTGCCACGGGCACATGCTGAGCACCGGCGCCGACGTGGTGTACCCGTGGCCGGAGATGCGCGGGATGGCCGACCCCAGTCCCCAGCACTTCGGCGTGCCGTTCAGCGCCGAGGCGCTGCGCCGATACTCCTACATCCCCACCCCGTCGCTGGTGAACACCGCGATGGCTCAGGCCGTCGGCGGCTTCCAACACGGCCCGAACGGGCTGTACGACGACTGGGGCTTCTACCTGGCCCTGCTCGACGAGCACGCCAGCTTCAGCCACCTGCCCGAGCGGACCTGGATCTGGCACGTGCATGGTCAGAACACTTCTGGAAGGCCCACATGGTGACGATCGTCCCCGAATCCCGATGGACACCGGCCCGACCGGACTGTCCATATCCCGAATACTGGCACTCGACCGACAGCGACTCGACCGAGATCGAGGTCAGCGAGCTGGTTGGCGCCTTCGTGCGCGCCCTGCAGCCCGAGACGGTGGTGGAGACCGGCACGGCGTTCGGGCAGACCGCTTGGTACATCGGTGATGCTCTGCGAGCCAACGGCCACGGGCGCCTGTACACCTACGAAACTGACGCTAACCGCGTCGTGCTGTCCGCCGACCGGGTGCGCGGACTACCGGTGACCGTGCTGCACAAGAGCTCTCTGCACGCCAACCTGTCTGATGAAACACCACCGATCGGTTTCGCCTGGTTCGACTCATTGACACATCTACGGCAGCAGGAGTTCCGCACGTTGCGTGTTCGCATGGCTCATGACGCGATCGTCGGCTTCCACGATTGTGGACCGCAGCACCCCGTGCGCCCCGACGTGGAGCGACTGGCGCAGGAGGGATTGCTGCGACCGATCTATCTGCCCACGCCACGCGGTGTGATGTTCGCCCAGGTTCTGTGATCAGCTGGCCGCTGGCGACTGGCGTAGGTGCGTGCCGAGCATGGCGCAGGCCAGCTGGTCGCTGCTGCTGACCGACGAGTGCATGAACAGCTGGGTCTGGATGTCGATGTTGCCGATGATGTCGGAGCAGTCGAACTCGTGCAGGACCACGCCGAAGCTGCTGGCCGTCCACGAGCCGACCGTGACGCCGTCCATCACGAGGGTGTAGGTCGGCACCGCGGAGCCCCCGCTCGAATTGCCCCAGATGCCGTTGACGCTGATGAAGGGGTGCGAACAGTAACCGACGCGCCCCTCCCACATCAGGTACTGCAGGCCCGCCCCGGCGACCAGGCTGGCGGCCACGGTGGCGTAGTTGTTGCCGATCGAGCTGGGCGTGGCGGACTGGGTCGGTGTCCACTGCCGGTACATCGACACGTCGAAGTAGGGCAGCGCCAGCCCCTTGCCGGCCAGGCCGTCGGTGGCCACCAGACGGTTGTCGGCCGCGTCGTCCATGTGCCAGAACCAGTTGGTGCCCTCCATGGTGCCGTCGGGGTTCTCGTGGCCGGCAGCCGGTTCCTGTCGCAGGATCGCGAAGCCCGAGATCGGATCGTTGATCGTCAACGACACGATCGGGTTCCCGTCCTCGTCCACGAAGTCCGAGGGCACGATCGAGAACATGGTCTCGCCGTTGGTGTTGACCACCGACACCGAGTGCAACGTCTTGCTGGCCACCGCGTCGATCTTGGTGTTGGTGCGTTGGATCGCCTTTACCACGGGATTGTCGTTGGAGTGCGGGATGAATCCCGGTGTCGCTACCATGTCAGGTCCCTACCAGGTGCACGTACTCGAAGTCCTGCTGTCCCTGCTGCAGCCCGATGATACGTTGCTGGAGTTCGCCGTCGGGCAGCCACGCGTGACCGCGCACGTTGTAGATGCCGGGCGAGCCGGGGTCGAAACTGCCGAAGGGCGTGTCCGGGTCGTCCATCTTGACGGTGATGGCGTAGGTGGTGACCCCGATGCCGTTGAGCTGTTGCTGCCCGTCGGCCCACTCCTGCAGGGTGGCCTGCAGCACCACGTCGGAGTGCGAGTTGTCGGTGGTCTCCAGCTTCGGCCAGCCCGCGTTGGTCAGCGTGGTGTCGATCGACTGGGCCCACAGCATCGCGTACTCGATGCCGTCGCCCTTCTCGAACGTGGTGGTGGCCTGGTTGCTACCGTCCAGCGACTCCAGGATCTGCTTGATCGACCCGGGATAGTCGAACACGATCGGATTGCCCGACGTGACCAGCATCGGCTGTCCGATGAGGACATTGTGGTGGATGTGGTTGTTGTCGAAGAAGTACGGCTTCAGATAGACGTCCGGGCCGCCGATGACCTGGGTCAGCTCCTGCAGCCGCTGACCCGCCGTCGCGAGGTCGTAGCCGAAGTAGTTGCGGACGTTCGTGCCGCCACCGGCGAAGGTCGGGATGTCCAAGGGGATCGGGTTGCGCGCCACCGCGTTGGTCAGGATGTCGGTCGCGATGCCCCACAGCGAGTCCGTGTAGTTCGTGTCGGCCCCGCCGGGCTGCGTGAGCGACACGCCGGGCCACGAGCTGGCCAGCTGCATGGTCTTGAGCAGCACGCCCCACGGCCCGAGGCCGCCGATCTGTAGCAGCGGAGGCTGCCCGGCACCGGACTGCAGGTTGGCCCGGCTGGTGATCGGCCCGGCCTGCACGATGTAGTCGCTGCGCGATCCCGTCCCCCAGCAGATGGCGACGGAATGCCGCCAGGGGTCGGTGATCTCGCGCAGGTGCTGTTTGGACAGACAGCCGCCGCTGTCGAAGGTGTCGGTCCCGATCTGGGTCTGGATCGTCCACGAGCCCGTGTCGTTGATCTTGGTCATCCACTGCGGCACCCCGGCCAGCGGAATCTCGTCGATCACTTCGCCGGTCACGGTGAAGTAGACCAGCGCGTAGTACCGGAACTTCGCGAACGCACTGGTCATCAGATCGCCTGGTAGCTTCCGGTCAACCACCAGGTGAACGTGTCACTGGTCGAGGCGTAGTCCACTCGGAACTTTCCGTCGATGTCGACGTTGAGCGTGCCGATCCCGCCGGCCGCGTTGCTGCTCTTGGTGGTGGCGTAGAAGGTGCGGTGCTCGGGCCACGCGGCGCTGGCCAGCGTGCCGATCTGCGGGTTGGCGGGCATGCCTCCTGCGGGCGGGACGACGCCGCCGCGGAAGGAGACGGTGTTGCCGTCGACCATGTACATCGGCGGGAACGTGGCGTTGCCGGTGAAGCCGGTCGCGAGCGGCACCGCGGTCCACGGCATGAACGGCCGGGAGTTGCCGCCGATGTAGGTGTCACCCCGGTTGTAGAAGTTCGCGGAGAAGGGCTGTGCGCTGTCGTAGCCGACGACCTGGTTGCCGGTGACGGTCGCGGACGCGGGCTGGCCGGAGATGCCGGACAGGAACACGCCGATGTCCGGCGTCACCCGGGCACCGGTGCCGTCGACCACGTTGCCGGAGACGACGCAGTTGGTGGGGCTGGTGACGCGGGTCGCGTTGCCGGTGACCAGGGCGATGCCGCGGTGGCAGGCGGTCACCACGTTGCCGGTGATGACCAGGTCGGTGCCGCCGTGGGTGTCGATGCCCTCCCAGTCGATCAGGTTGATCCTGTTGCCGACGACCGAGCAGTTGTGGGTGCGCGCCGCGAGGGTGTTGTCGAGGTCGGTCAGCGCGATGCCGTAGCAGTTGAGCTGGCCGGCGGCGATGGTGGCGTCGGAGATCACGTTGTCGGCGATGGTCAGCCCGCTGCCGGAGATGACCATGATGCCGCTGTAGAGGTAGTGCTCGATGATGTTGTCGTGCACCGTGGAGTCGACGCACCACTCGACCCAGATGTTGTCCGCCGCGCTGTCGGACAGGTGGCAGTCGTGGATGTCCACGCGCGACAGCGGCGCCTCGCTGGTGCCCAGCACGTAGATCAACTTCTGGGTGTCGTCGAAGCCCCCGCCGATGCCACCGGCGATCGAGAGTCCGCCGATCTCGACGTCGCTGGAGGTCACCTCGAACGCCGGGCCCGCGTCGATCGTGAACGTGCCGCCCAGCAGCCGCGTCGGCAGAGCCACGGCCATCGTGTCGGTCAACGCGATGGTGACGGTCGGGTCGCAGATCACGTCGCCCCCGACGAGCAGGGCGGCTTCGAGGTCGGCCTGTGTGGTAATCACGAATTCACTCCTGGGATCAGACAAAGATGGGCTTGGCGAGCATCCACGGAATCTGCGAGGTCGCAGTGCTTCCTGACAAAGTCATCTTCCACGTGAAGGACGCATTGTAGGTCGATCCCGGTGTCAAGCCGGTGACTAGCACATGACGGGACACCATCGTTTCGTCAGTGTTCTTGCCGACTGCGGAAATGCCGGCCGACGCGGCCAGGAAGCTACTACCACCACCGATCGTCGAGCCGGTGTTCACGTTGATACTGAGCTGGACCTCGGTGGTGATGTGGCTAATGGTCAAGGACGCGCCGAAGGAGAGGTCCACCTTGCCCGAAGCGGGGGCGACGAACGCGGTGCCCAGCAGGTTGCTGGACGTGTCGCGGTAACCGGTGAAGGTTGTGTTGTCCGTGATCGAATTGACCGAGACGGCGGGGTTGTAGAACACGGTCTGGGCCGCGCTGAGATCGGCGGTCATCACCCACGTGGCGCTGACCGGGTCCCACCGGTCGATCGTGCCGACCGTGCGGATGGCCGAGGTGTCGCGCAGTTCGCCGGCTTCGATGCCGACGTCGGTGAGCAGGTCGCCGCTCAGCATCATGCGCTTGGCGCCGCGCAGGCCCGCCGACCGGCGGATGTCGGTCAGCATGCCGGAGGTGATGGTGACGGTGTTGGCCGGCAGGGTGAGCTTGAACATGGGTGTCGAGTTGGTCGGTGCGGCCGGCAGCGTGGGCACGCCGGCCGCGGTGCCCTGGGTCACCACGAACTGGGTGAGCGACACGCCGCCGTTGTCGCCGAGAACGCCGTCGAAGACCTGGAGGTCGACCCGGTCGATCCGGGGATTGGTCGCGTTGGCCGTTCCGAAGGTGACGGTGCCGACGGCCTCGGTGTGCACGTTGTACGGGCCGACCTGCGTGTTGCGCTCGACGAAGGCCGATCCGCGCCCCAGGCTGCAGGACAGGCCGCCCGCGGCCGTCACCCCGAAGCACCCGGGCAGCGCCACGGTGCTCAGCGACGGGCCGGGCAGGCAGCCCGTGCGGGCACTCTGCATCGGCGACCCGGCGCTGCCCTCCTGCAGGAAGGCCAGGTCGTGGAAGCGGCCGACGATCGCGGTGTTGGTGGATTGAATCGTCCACGTGCCGCCCGCGATGCCGGAGCCGCCGATCGTCTGGTTGGTCAGTGCCATCGCGTCTCTCCTAGGCGTACACGGCGGGCGACAGGGTCGCGGTCATCAGGGAGGTGGACGAGGTGCCGGTGCCCTGGAACTGCACCGTCATGGTCTCGCCCGGCGCGATGGAGAACCATTGCGCCACTTGCAGATTGCGTCGGTAGGGCACGCCGTTCTTGGTCACCGACCGCTCGTAGATCGAGGACTTGATATCGACGATGTCGCCCTGGATCAGCGTGTCGACGAACTTCAGCGTCTCGCCGGTCAGCTGATTGACCGCAGTCGGATTGACCAAGGTGGATCCGTCCGTGGGTGCGAAGAACTGGAACTCCGGCCACGCCTCGGCGGTGCCGGTGTTGGTCAACTGAATCAGGCCGTTCGACCCGGCGATCCCCCAGTCCAGACCGCCGCCGGAAGACCAGTTCAGACCGCCGCCGGCCGACCAGTTCAGGCCGCCGGAACTGCTGGGCAGCCCGATGCTGGCCGACTGGTCGGGCAGGTACTTGCGCGGGTCGGCGGCGATGCAGTTGAGCTGCCAATCGAAGTCGCAACCCTGGCTCTGCGGTGTGACCTGCTGTTTCCCGTTCTTCTCCACCGTGATCGTGAGCACCGCGCCGTCGACGTCGGTGACCGTCAGGGTCTTCTGGCCGCCGCCGGCCAGCATGCCGACGAACGCCCGGCGGGCCGCCGCGACGGAGGCGAAGTCGACACCCTGCGCGGTGCCGGCGATGGTGATGGGCAACGCGTTGTCGTAGTTGCGCGAGCGCTGGGCGCCGTCGTACTCGTTGAACACCGTCTGGTTGAGGCGGTTGTCGGCCGAGTCGAAGATGCCGGTGGTGCCCTGTGGGTTGACCCGCCAGATGATGTTCGCGGCGTCGGTGATGCCGCCGTCGCCGCCGACCAGCCAGCTGCCGATCTGATAGGTCGGAGGTGCCATGTCACGCCCCCAGGCTCGTCGCGAGGTCCCAGCTGGTCTGTGCCGAGGCCTGCGCCGCGACGGCGTTGGCGACCGACATGGACTCCACCAGGAAGTGGTTGTGGATCTGGACCGTCTTGCCGCTCGTGCCGCTCTGCACCGCCGAGGCCAGGGCCCCCAGCGCGTTCCACTGCGCCGTGCTGAACACGGCCTTGTGCTCGTTGGCGCCGGTCTGATTCAGCGACATCGACAGGCCCTTGGGCAGGACGCCGCCCTCGTCGTACCAGTTGTAGCCGATCTCGTGCGCCCATGCCGCTGCTGGCGAGCCGTAACGATCTTGAATGTACCCCAGGCCCCAGTTGATCTGCGTGCGCGCGTTGGTGCGCCAGTCCGGACCGGCCGACGCCATCTTGCTGGCCGGAAGGGACTGCGGGATGCCGTAGGCGCCACTGGAGCTGTTGAGCGCCCACCACTGCCAGCCCGACTCCTGGTTCCACAGTTTGATCAGGGGAGCCATCTGGGCGGAGCTCCATCCGTGCGCACTCAACACGCTCGCCGCGTAGGCCTGGGCCGCGGCCTGGGCCGCGCCGTGCGACCCGGTGTCGCCGCCCGCGCCCAGCGCCGAGAAGTCCGGCTCGGGCGGGTTCTTGGGCGCGAAGTCCGGCAGGGAACTGGCGATGCCGGATTTGAGGAAGGCCTCGCGAGCGGAGTGCATCATGGCGCCGACCTCGGTCAGCATCAGGTTGGCCGACACGATCGCCTTGCCGTCGCCGGCCAGACCACCGGAGGCCCGGCCCGGCAGCCCGGCGGCGTTGAGGGCCTCCAGCTGCGGCAGGAACATCGAGGTGGCCTTGGCGTTGACCACGTACTCGTCCGGGCTCACCCAGGCCGTGGGCACCCCCGCGCGGCTGACTCCCATGATCGAGTCCGACGTGCTGGTGCCCGGGCCCTTGATCAGGCCACCGGTGGCCGCGCCGTGCGTCGGGAAGCTGCCCGACCCGCTGGCCCGGGCGTTGCCGATCTCGGAGGTGGTGAAGCCCAGCGTGCGCGGGTTGAGACCTTGCTTGCTCGCCGCGTTGATCAGCTCGGACAGGTTGACCGAGGGCGTGCCGACCACGCCGAACGTCGCGGTCTTGCCCTGGATGTTCTTGATCGACCCCAGGACCTTGTCCACGTCGCCCTTGGTGATGCCGAGCTGGACGCCTTCCTTCTCCACCGCGGTGCGCGCCTGGTCGGTCGACTTACCGGCCGCGATCTGGTTGTCGTAGAGTTGCAGCAGGGTGGTGACGTTGCGGTTGCCGGCCTGGGTGTTGATGTCGATCGATCCGCTGGCCTGCTGTACCGCGGTCTTGTGGGCGATCGAGGCCTGCTGCGCCTGCAGATTCGCCGAGGCCAACGCCTGGGTCGCCTGCTGCGAAGCGAAACTGGCCTGGGTGACCGCCACGTTGGCCTGCTGTTCGGCGTACTGGGCCTGGGCGACCGCGTCGTGCGCCTGCTTCTCCGCGTACTGGGCCTGCACCACCGACTGGCTGGCCTTGACGACCGAATCCTTGCTGTCCACCAGTTGCTGCTGCGACTGCTGGACCTGGTTCTGCGCCTGGGCGATGTTCTGCTGCGCGGTCAGCACGTCCTGGCTGCCCGAGACGCCCTTCTTCTGGTCGGCGGCGTTCTGACTGTCCACTTGGGCCTGTTGGGCCTTGGCGTCGTTGAGTCCGTGCTGCGCCTCGGACAGCGAGAGCAGCAGTTGGTAGGACTGTTCGTTGGCGGTGTTGAGGTTCTTGGTGTTGGCCAGGTCGGACAGCTTCAGTGTGCTGTTGGCCAGGCCGGCGTTGTTGACCGCCTGCTGTGCGTCGAACAGTTGCAACTCGGCCTGGGCCACCGTGTCGCCCTGATCGAGCACCTGGCGCTGCTCGGCCTGCAGGTCCAGCACCGCCTGCTTGCGGGCGGCCGAGAGCGCCAGTTCGGCGGCGCGTGCGGCGGCCAGGTCCTGTGTGTACTGAAGCTGCGCGGTGTGTTCCTGCTGCTGTGCCTTGACCACCGCGGTTTTCGCGTCGGACACGGCCTGAATGGACTGCTGGTAGGAGTGCTCGGCGTCGGTGACCGCACCGGCGGACTGTGCCGCGCTGTGCTCGGCGTCGGCCACCTGCAGAATCGCCTGCTGCTCCTGGTTCTTGGCCGACGCGACCGACTGACCGGCCTGCACCTGGGCTTGGGCGGTCTGGGTGACCGCGGCGTTGAGTTGCTGCTGTTGTGCCTGTGCCTGCAGGAACCCGCCGGCCGCGGTGACCTGCGCCTTGACGAAGTCCTCCATCGAGAACTGGCCGTTTTTCTGCTGTGCGGCGAAGTTCTGCATCTGCAGCGCGGTGCTGGTGAGGTTGCCGCCGTAGGCCGAGGTGATGGAGCTGGCCTCGGTCATCGTGTGGTTCCACTGGGTCTGCGTCTGCTGCGTGGTCTGCGTGACCGCGGCGCCCGCGGCCTGATTGCCGGCGAGGGCCTTCTGCGACACGCCCAGCTGTGCCGTGACGGCCTGGAGGTTGCGGTACTGCGCGATCTGCGCCTGCTGCTGCGGTGACAGCTTGACGTTGTTCTCCGACAGCTGCTTGCCGGCCGCCGCCAACTGGGCGATGGAGGCGGAGAACTTCACGGCCGGGTCGTTGCCCAGCTTGATCCCGGTGGTCACCGAGGACATCGACACCTGCGTGTCCCCCAGCTGCTTCTGCTGGTTCTGCAGCTGTTTGGTGAACGCGTCCAGCGGGCCGGTGCCGCCTTGGTAGGCCGACAGCAGGCCCTGCACGTTGACACCGGCGTTCTTGGCGCCCGTGATCAGCTTCTGCAGCGCCGGGTCGCCGGCCAGGATGCCCTGCGTCGCACCGGGCGCGGCGGCGGCCAGGCGCTCCAGGTCGGCGGTCAGGTCCTGGGTGGGCTCGGAGGCGTCCTTGGACCGACCGGAGAACAGCAGCAGTCCGGCCGTCACCACACCCAGCGCCAGGCCGAGCGGTCCCATCGCGAAGGTGGACTCCTCGGTGGTGGCGTCGAACGCCTTCTGCGCCTCGGTGGCTTCGACCGTGGACGCGGCCAGTTGCTTCTTGGCGATCGAGAGGGACTGCGCGTTCTTGGCGCTGTCCTCCTGGGCCACCGCGTCGGCCGCCTCGGCGACGACGGCCTCGTCGACCGCTTTGGACTCCAGCGCGGTGTTCAGCGCGACCTCGGCCGACGCCTTGGCCGCCTGGTTGGCGGCGGCCGTGGTGTAGCCGAACTTCTGGCCCAACTGCTCGATGATGCCGGGCATGCCGGTGACGATGCCCTTGAGCTTGGTGCCGGCCCCGGCGAAGTCGGTCCAGCTACCGGTCAGTAGCCGCGTGCCGGCGGCGACCGCCAGCAGCGGCGGCCCGACCACCGAGATGGCGGGGCCGATGAAGGAGAAGATCGCCCCGGCGGCCTGCATCTCCGGGTTGAGTTCGCCGATCTCGCGGAACAGGGTGGAGACCGCGCCGCCCACGATCTGCAACAGCGCGGAGCCGACCGGCTCGGCGGTGTTCAGCAAGATCGACAGGGCCGGCAGCAGCTGCCCGACCGCGACGGTCAGCGTGTCCCAGCCGTGTACGGCCTTGCTGACGTCGATGTTGTTGACGAACCCGCCGACACCGTGTTCGAGGGTGTTGAACGAGTTGCCGATCGAGCTGGCCAGCGGCGGCAGCTTGTTCAGCTGGGGCTCGGCCCCCTCGACGCCGCGTTGCACGGATTCCAGCAGATCGGTGCCGATGGTGCCCAGGATCGGCGAGATCGCCAGGCCGGCACGCTGGAAGGCGGGTTCCAGACCGCTGATCGTGGTCTTGGCCTGCTCGCCCAGCGACACCAGCTGGGGGATGACCGGCGAGAACCCCTCGGCCGCCGTCTGCTTGGCGGAGGCGGTCATGTCCTTGAACGAGGCCTTGACGTCCTTGTTGCTGGCCTCGGCCGCGATGGCCAGCGCACCGAACCCGGCGATGACCGTGGCCAGGCCGACCGCTTCGAGCGGACCGGCGCCGATCAGTGCGCCGGCTGTGATCAACTTGGCCAGGCGCGTCCAGCGGTTGGAAAAGGACTGCACCTCGTTGTCGGCTTCGGACAGCCCGGAGCTGTTGACCCGCAGGTTGATCGCGTCCTGGGTGCCCATGACGCGGGTGACGGCCTTGAGGTCGGCGCCCGCGCGCAGCACCGAGGTGTTGTCCAGGCCCACGTGCAGGTTGACCCCGGACGTGCGACTCATCGTGTCGGCCGCGGCCTCCACGGCCAACGCGGTGTCGGCCAGGGACTTGTCGTCGAGGTTGATCCCCAACTTGACCTTGAGATCGGTCCCGAGTTCCTTGACCGACGCCCGCGTCGTGGTGACGGCGTCGTTGAGGCTGCGCTTGTCCAGCGTGACCTTGAGGTTCAGCGCGGACCGGCTGATCTGCCGCTGCGCCGAGGTGACCGTCTGCTCGACGGAGCGCTCGTCCAGGTTCGCGCCGACCAGGACGTAGGCGTCGGCGATCTTGAACGAGGAGGAGCCTCCCGCGCTAGTCACCGACCGCCTCCTGCTCCTGCTTGCTCACCCGTGCGTAGCTGAACTGGCCACGGAACGCCTCGCTGAACCCGATGGACCCGATGTCCCCGGGGATCACCTCGACCTTGCCCTGGGCCCCGGGCAACTTCTTGGTCCACAGTGGAATGTCCTCCTCGTCGACCGCCACGCCGTTGAGGATCTTCGTGCCGTCGTCCGCCCGTTCGATCACGTCGTGCGGGCGGTAGCGCTGCTTCGGCGTGGCCGCAGCCTGTTGCGGTGGTGCTGCGACGCCGGCCTGCTGTGCGTCGATCTGCATCTGCGCGTACAGCACGCCCTTGTAGGCGCCCATCCGCTCCGCGTACACGAAGAAGGTGTCCGAGGGCATCCATTCCAGATCCTCGATCCTGTGGTACACGGACAGATCGCTGCGGATGTCGTCGAGGTAGTGCAGGACCCAGAGGAGTTCGTTTATACGCTCCTCAATTCTCCTTTTGGGACGCTCGTCGAGTCCACGAACTTCTGCGTGATCCGTTGGGCGATCGTGTCCAGATGTTCGCTGTCCAGGTCCGGAACCGAGGCCAGCGCGTCCAGCGCGTCCGGGCCCAGTGCGATCTCCAACGCCCACACCACGGCCGCGTCGATGCCCGCTCGCGACTTCAGGCGCAGGTACTGCAGTCCCCAGCCGGCCGGCACCCGCACCGGCGCGGTGTACCAGGTGTCGTCGACCTGGAAGACGTTTTCCCGCTCGGCGAACGGGTTGTCCGCACGGTCCACCTTCGTGGTGAACGCCAACGGGTCCTCGTCGAGCACCTCGATCTCGTGCGTGTTCTCGGCGGCGCTCAGCATCGGCGTCGGGACGGTGACCGTCTTGGTCGCCGGCTTGCCGGGCCGCTGCCGGGTGTTGGTTCTGGTCCTCGGTGGCATTGCGTTCTCTCCTTGGGTGAGAGCGGGGCTCACGCCGCCGCACCCGTTGGTGTTGCGTGGTTGCGGCAGATCAGGGAGTCTGGTCCACCATGTGAAACAGCGGGATGACGCTGGTGACGTAGTGCAGGTTCCACAGCACCGAGAAGAACGTCTGGGTGTCCTTCTTGTAGTCGACGGTGATCTTGTCCGTCGACAGCACGCGCCGGCCGATGAAGCGCCGGTTGAGACCGTTGCCCTCCGGCGTCCATCCATCCAGGATGATCGCGTTGTACAGCGGCTGCGTGGCCGAGACCGCGGTGGCCGGGTCGAAGGTCTTGACCGCCGACGCGGTCGCGACCGTGCCGCCGTTCATGACCAGCGCCAGGTTCTCCAGCGTGGGCTGGGCCAGCTGCGTGCCCACCGTGATCTCGCGCTTGGTGATGCGTCGTCCGGGCGAGTCGACGATCTGGTCGGCGTCCAGCTCGGAGTACGTCTGGTCGATGACCAGCTGGATACCGCCCGAGGTGAAGCCTGCGTTGGTCCAGGACCCGCCCGACGCCGACGCCGAGGGCGCGATGTTGACCGCGGAATCGGCCGGCTCGGTGGTGTTGAACGCCGCGTTGTACAGCGTTCCGGGGCCCTGGACCAACGCCGTAATCGTCTGGCCGACGATTGCCATGGTTTGCCTCCTAGTAATTTATCGGCATGAATGCGTATGCGTTAAAAGCTCGCACACACAGATAGTCGACGCTTCCGATGAATCCCTTGTCACCAGGCACTGCGCAGAGACCGAATTGTTCGACCTGGCCCTGTCCCGGAACGTCAACAAGAGGCACCCATACAGCTGTGTCACCCAGGGTCATTACCGCCGTACACACGGCCTCAATATCATCCCGTTCGTACTCCACGACATTCGCCGTGAAACACGAGTGATACATCTGCGCATCGGAGTCGGGCGTGGTGCCACCAACAGGATCGGCCGATGCCGTCCCGACGAACACACCGGCCAGAGCCAGCACGATCGCCAGAACAGCAATCAAGGTCCGTTTCCGCATGGTCAGTAGCTACCCTTCTTGCTCTTGCTCTTCTTGGCCCGCACCATCTTCAGGAACTTGGCGCGGGCCGCCTTCTGCGCGGGGCTGGAGCCCTTACGCGTCGACTTCTTCTTCCTCGTCACCATCGGGGGCGACCTCCTCCTGCTCGTCGTCGTCGGCCGCGTGGCGAGCGCTGGACTCGGCCGCGGCCTGTTCCTGCTCCGCGGCGGTGCGCGGGGCGAAGCGGGACACCGGCGGGGCGTACTGCTCGCGCGTGGCCGGGAACTCGGCCGGGCTGGCCGGGTTGTCCAGCGGGTCGATGAAGGGCACGCCCTCCTCCAGCACGAACTTCGGGTCGGAGGCGTGCACGTCCTCCCCGGCGAGCTGCCGGCGACGGATGTGGCTGTTGAACTGGGCAGTGGCGTGACTGGGCATCTCGCGCTACCTCTTCTTCCTGCGACGCGTACCGCGCCGCTTCGTCGTCCCCGCCACCGTGATCGACGGGTACTTCCTGCGAACCTTGGCCCGGACGGCTTTCTTCTGGGCCGCCGTGCCGTGCTGCGACACCCGGGCGAGGGCGTTGCGCGCCCTCTTCCTGGTGTCCAGCGGGTACTTCCGCTTCGACGGCACCCCGAACGCTGACCGCGGCAGGCTGCGCCGCTTCTTCGCCGAGATCGCCATCGGTTACTCCTTGGTGGGAGCGGGAGCGGCGGTCTTGGCCGGCTTGGCCTCCTTCTCGCCGGTGAACAGCTCCACCAACGATCCCCACGTCCGGTGGTCGTGCAGCTCGCCCTCGGTCACGTGCACCCACTTGAGCGGGTTGAACGAGAGCCGCACCTTGTGGATGTGCTGCGGCGTGGCCGGCTCCTCGACGGGCATGTCCTCGTCAGTCATCTACTTCCTCCCATCCTGGAATTCGGTGTGATCCAACGGCCAGCAGACCGACTGGAAATCCGGGTGGTCCTTGATCCACACCGTGTCCTCGCGCGGGAAGCCGTGCGGCAGGATCTCGGCGTGCAGCTGCCCCTGGACGAGGTACTCCAGCTCGTCGCGCTGGTCGTGCACGAAGACGTAGTGGCCCTTCCACGTCAGCAGCTGCCCCGAGCGCTCGCCCCGTAGCGCGTAGAGCACCCGCGCCGGGCAGCCGCCGATCCGGCCGGGGACGCCGCCGATGTGCTGCTCGCGCTGCAGGCCGAAGTTCTCGGTGTCGAAGCGCGTGAGCGGGTCGGCCTTGGCCTGTGAGAGCGAGACGATCCGGTCGGAGGGCACCTGGTGGGCCTTGACGACCTCTTCCCAGTTCGGACCCCAGTAGTGCGAGTTCAGGAACGGCTTGAGGGCGCTCATGCCACCCACCTCATCTCGAAGTCCAGGGTGTACCGGGCGAAACCGGCCGGATCGTTGGTGATCGGCCGCGGCTCGGTGGCGGGCGCCGTGATCTCGACGATGTGCGCGTCGGGGTAGACCCGGCTGCCCTCGACGACGGAGATGTCGACGTGCACGAGCGCCTCGTCGTAGCAGGCGTCGAACACGTACTGGGCCAGCCTGCTGGCCACGTTCCAAGGTGGCTCCTTGGTGGCCCGCGACTTCACCGCGACCGCCTGCACCATGAACACCGGGGCTCGCAGCGCGAAGTCCGCGTGGGGCGTGCCGCCGACCGTGCGGACGGTGATGAAGCCGGTGTCGGCCCAGGAGGGCGGGTCGCCGGCCGGCAGCGTCATGCCCACCGGCGGGCTGGCCGGGTTGAGCGCGGCGATTCGGGGGATCGAGCGCAGCCAGGCCTTGGCGACGATGTCGTTGCCCAGCACGAGGGCGGGAGCGGTCATCGCGTCGGGTACCGCCGCTTCTTGTACAGGGCGGGGCGCAGGAAGGGATCCGGCTCGACGAACCTGCCGGTGTCCTGGCCGTCCACCACGACGCGGTGGCCGTTCTCGACGGCGGCGGCGTACTCGGTGTGTGCGGTGACCCGCAGTTCGTGGTCCTCGACGCTGTGGTCGATCGACTCCCGCAGCCGACCGGTGAGCACCGGTGCGTTGCGCTGGGCGTCCTCGACGATGTCGGGGCCCAGGCGGGTGTCGAAGAAGGTGTCGACCCTGGCCGCGAGTTGCTCGCGCCAGTCGTCGGTCATGCCGGCGTTGGCCATCGTCTCGTCTCGCCTCCTTGTCGGTGGGCGGGTGGTGTTCGGCCGCTTTGTCAGCGGGTCATCGGGTAGTGCGTTGCAGTTCGAGGACGAGTTCTCCGGCCAGGACGGCCGAGTCCCCCGCGGTCTGGGTGACGATCGCGTACCAGCGGTCGTGGGTGGTGTCGTGCAGCATGTCCTCGGAGTGGATGTCGTAGGTGCGGTCGCAGCGCCCGGTGGTGACCCGGATCGTCTGCGGGGTGAGGGTGGCGGGCGAGAAGGTGCGCTTGGTGCGTTCCAGGATGGACATCGGCACCGCGCGCAGGCGGGGCGTGACGTCGTCGGTGGCCTGGACGGTGTCGCCGTCGGCGTCCTCGACCAGCGCGGCGTGCACGTCGACCCGGCAGTTGGGCATCGCGTACATCAGAACCCCTGCCAGCCGGCGGCCGGCCGCTCGGCGTCACGCGGCCACGCGGTGGCCAGCTCGAGGATGCCCATCGCGCCGCCCCGGCCCCGACCGCGCAGCGGGCGCGGACGCTTCCAGGACAGCTGGGTGATCGACCGGCGGGCCAGCGGGGCCAGCACGACGGAGCCGTCGTAGGCGAAGGTGGCCGAGACCCCGTCCTGCGCGACGCCCTTGACGTCCTGCCGGCCGGTGATGTCGACCTGGCTGGCCATGAACGCCGCCTGGTACACCGTCGCCTTGAGCAGGCGCTTGGCGTCCTTGGCCCAGATCAGCGCCACCTCGACGGTGTCCGAGTCGATGCCGGCGTAGTCGTCCACGATGTTCTGGGCCAGCACGATGTCGGCCTCGGACACCACTTTGCCGGTGCGCAGCTGCACATCCTCCGGCGTGGCCCAGGCGGTCATCGCGGGTCCTTTCACGTCGTGCGGTCATGGGTGGGGTAGCACCGGCCGGGGCCATTCCGCAGCCCCGAGGGGAAGCCGCGAACTGAGCCGGGCGAACCGGCCGGTGCCCGCCGCCGTGTTGGAAGGAGCCGAAAGGCCACGGCGGCAGCTCACCCGGTCAGTTCTGCGCCAGCTCCAGCACCGCTGCGCCGAACAGGTTGCCGTAGCCGAAGCCCCGGCGGGCCCTGGCCTTGAGCATCGCCTGGTCGGAGGTGAACGCGGGACCCGAGTCGGCGTCGGCGAACTTCCACTCCGGACCCGAGCGCTTGCCCACGACCAGCAGGCGCGTGTTGACCAGGAACAGCAGCGGGTTGCCCGCCACGCCCGGGGCGCCGCCGGCACCGTTGGGGTTGGAGACCGCGGTGGCCGAGGTCTTGGTGCCGCGCGAGTACTTGATCGGCACGTCCCAGACGGTGTCGGGGATGGTGCCGGCGCCGGCCACGAAGATCGGCCGTTCCTGGCCGTCCTTGACCTCACGCAGGCTGGCCCGGAACTTCGAGTGGGCGATGAGAAGCATGTTCTCGTCCTCCCACCAGTCGGAGTCCTCCACCAGCGCGAACAGCTCGGAGTAGTTGTCGTAGGTGGCGCCGATGTGGCCACTGGCGGTGAACAGGTAGTTGTCCCCGGCCGTGTAGCCCACGGCCGCGTCGCCGCCGGTCTTGAGCTGGTAGTACAGCGAGTTGTACGGCTTGGTGATCGACCCGTCGCCGACCGCGGTCACCGCCAGCGTGGCGTTGTCGAAATACTTGCCCCAGCCGCGCGCCCAGTCGGTCTGCTTGGTGGAGATCGTCGCGACCGAGGAGTCCTTCATGTCCTCGTCGGCCAGCGTGATGATCGTGCCGGCCTTGCGGGCGGTCAGCAGGATCGAGTCGTTGTCGTCGCCGGAGAAGTCGTAGACCGTGTTCTTGTCCACACCGGTGACCGGCACGTCGCCGGACCGCGGGACCTTCTTGGTGTCCGAGATCATCGTCTCGGGGCGACCGTAGGTGTCCACGACCGAGGACTTGGCGACGGCCTGGATGACGTCGCTGCCCTGCTGCTCCTGGACCCAGCCTTCGATCGTGGTGGGCGTGTTCACCGTCATTCCGGTGCGCTCCTGTGCTCTGGCCGTGGCCGGCACCGGATGCTCCGGCGGGGCTCAACGGACGAATGTCATGTGGACGCTCCGTCCGGAGCCGTACGGTTCGTGTGGAGGGTGAACCGGGCGCATACCCGCGGGCTGCTGCTTGTGCGCAGAATAGCACGCAGAAGGCAGCACGCAGAAAGCCCGGCACTGACATTCCCGCGCGCGGAATGCCAGTGGCCGGGCCTGCTGCAGCCGGACCCGCCCGGGAGCGGCCCTCTGCAGCCGAACTCACTCGGGGTGGGCCCTCTGCAGCCGGACTCGCTCGGGAGCGGGCCTCGGTGTCAGTGTAGAGCAGTCGGGATCGGTGCCGGCCGCACGTTGGCCGGGTTGCCGGAGGTGTTGCCCGGGTACCGATGGTGGTGCCAGCGCCAGGTGACCTCCTCCAGGTCGAGCATCAGTGCTCCGGCCTGCTGGCAACGGGCGGCGAAGATGCCGTCCTCGCCGGCCCCGATGCCCGGCTGGCGCTCGGACGCGAGCGCCGGGATGCCGGTGAAGCCGCCCACCTCCAGGGCCAGCTCCCGGCGCACCGTCACCGTCGTGCTGATCTGCCCGGGACTCAGCGGCGTGAGCTCGGGCATGTCGACCCCGTCCCGGCAGATGACCGGCCGGGTGTGCAGGAAGTCCAGGTGCTCCCCGTAGTCGGCGATGGTCGCCACGACGGTGACCAGGTGGTGCGGCAGCCACTCGTCGTCGTCGTCCAAAAAGGACACCCACTCGGTGTCGGCCCGCAGCAGCGCCGCGTGCCGGGTGGCCGCCGCACCCCGGAAGGGCGGGATGTCCGCCTCGATGGCCAGATCGACCGAGCAGCCCGCGTGCCGCTGCTGCAGGATCGAGGCGACCGCCCGCTGCAGCAACGAATACCGGTCGGGCAGCGTCGGGATGCAGACGGTGATCGAGGGCGTCACTGCGCCTGCTTGCCCTTGTTGCGGTTGGCGTACTCCTTGGACAGCAGGACGTCGGCCGAGCTGCCCGGGGCACGGTTGGCCGGGCGGCCGGTGCCCGCGCCGGAGCCCCCGTTGAGGTTGACCTTCGGCTTGGGCTTGTCGTCGGCCGGCACGAGGGTGGTGGTGCTCGGGCTGGCCGGCGGGTCGCCGAACAGGTCGGGCAGGATCAGCTTGACCTGCTCGATCTCGTCCTCGACGCCGACGATGTCCCCGTCGCCGTCCTTCTCGATCGATTCGGTGTCCATGATCCGGGTGACCCGCTTGAACAGCTTGCGGCGGGCCTCGGCGTCGGCGCCGGTCGGGATCTTCAGCCCGGCCGCGACGAGGCCGTTCTGGATGGCCGAGTCGACCTCCCGGGCGTTGGCCGCGTCGATGTCGGCCTGCCGGTCGGCGGAGTCCTTCTCGGCCTTCTCGACGGCCTTGCGGGCGGCCTCGGGCCAGGTCGAGCGGTCCTCGGGGTCGTCCTTCTTCTCGGCCCCGCCGGGCGTGACCGGCTTGCCGTTGCGATTGACGCCCCCGGCCTTGCGAGTCTTGCGCTCCCGGACGGCGGCGGCGATCGCCTTGGCCTCGCGCGCCTTGGCCGCGTCCAGCTGCTTCTGCAACCCGGCCACGGTGGGTTTGGCCGTCTTGGTGGTCTTGGTGGACGCGTCGTCCTCCTCGTCCTCCTCCTCGTCGTCCTCGGTGAGGTCGAGGTCGTCCTCCTCGTCGTCGACCTCGGTGCCGGTGATGGAGGTTTCGACGTTGCCGTCGGCCTCGTCTTCCAGGTCCGGGTCGATCACGCGTGTGGCCATGGTGTGTGTCCCCTCGGATGTACGGGTGTGCAATGGTGCGCGTGCGGTTGTGCGGATGCTACAGCGAATTCCACTCGGGACGGTCGTGCAGGCGGGCCCAGCGCAGGGCGGCGCGGTGTTCGGGAGAGAAGTCCATCAGATCGGCGAAAGCACGCACGACCTCGCCGCCGACCACCTCGCCCTCAACGCACACGACCCCGGCATAGGTCTGGGCCGGGCCGCCCGGTCCGACACCGGCGGCGGTGTCGTGCAGGCGCACCTTGAGCACTTCCAGGTCGCGGGCGAACAGGTAGGTCGGGTTCTGGCTGGGCAGGGATTCGGAGCCGGGCAGATCGCCCGGGTACTCCTTGGCCCGCCACACGTCCACCAGGTGCTGTGCGGCCTCCAGCTCGTCGCCGGTGGCAAAGGGCTGGTTATCCACGGAAGCTCACATTCATCTGGCTGGTCGCGTCGATCGGGGTTTTGCGGAAGGTCTCGATCATGGCCTTGAGCATGTCACGGGCGTCCTGGATGTCCAGCACGGACTGTCCGGGGGCGACATTTTGGTGGGGGGCCGGGGTCGTGGTCTCGCCGGTGACCGGGTCGGTGGTCGGGGTCGAGGTGGGGGCAGCAGCAGTGCCGGGGGGCGGGGCGGCGGCTGCCGCGAGGGCCTGGGCGGCCTGCGCGATCTGCAGGGCCATCGCGACCTGCGCGGTGAACCCGGCCGAGGGCTTGGGCCAGGAGGCGATCTGGGCCTCGGTGTAGCCCGCCTCCTGCATCGCCACCTCCCACGGCACGCCGGCCGACATCTTGCCGGTGATGACCTGCAGCCCGGCCAGGTCGTTGACCACCTGGCTCTGCGCCCACTGCACCAGCACCGAGACCGCCCGGCGGGTGAGCACCTGGAACAGGAAGGTGACGTACCGCTCCAGCGTCGGCGTCATGATCCGCTTGCGCTTGTCGCACTTCTGGATGAGCGGCCCGGTGTTCTCCCGCTGCGTGGAGTCACTGGGCATCTGCCCGAGCGTGTCGTAGAAACTCATCGGCGTGGACGTCACGAAGGACATGTACTTGACCAGAGAATCCAGTGGCTTCAGGAAGTTCTCCGGATCCGCGGCGGCCAGCTGGATGACCGAGTCGACGTCCTTGAGCAGGTTGATCGTGCCCGGCTCGTCGGCGATCGTGGCCTGCCGGGCGTCGGGCGGGGACTCGTCGTCGTCGGGGTCGTCGAAGGCGTTGTCGTCGATCGTGCCGGACTTCTGCAACCCGAACCGGCTCGGGAAGCCCGACGCGTCGGTGGTCGCCATCAGCGTGATCGCCAGCTTGTTGATCCCGTTCTGCGCGCCGTAGGAGGACCGGTGCTCCGGCGTGCCGTAGCAGGCGTCGTCGTCGGTGCGCAGGTGGTGGATCGGCTGCTGGCCGTAGGGATTGGGGACCGGCCAGACACTGTGCGCGGCCGGGGCGTCGGGGGCGCCGGGGATGGAGGTGTTGTAGGCCCGACCCTGCGGCTGACCGGGCGAGGTCTCCAGCGTCATCGAGGTGGCCAGCGCCTCGGCGATCACCAGCGGCGGGTTGCCCCCGGCCAGGCTGGGCACCAGCGCGTTGATGTAGGGGTAACCCAGCTCCAGCAGCCGGTCGTGCGCCGCGGGATCGCCGCCCTCGGCGTCCAGATCCGGGTGACCGGGCAGGTCGGTCGGGTCGTAGAAGGGGATGTAGTCCTCGGCCTTCTCGCCGTCGGCCTTGGGCTTGGTGACCAGCTTGACGATCCAGTGGTCGTAGTAGAGGTTCATCCGCTTCGAGGAGTGGGTGGTCTCCCACCAGCGGGCCCCGCACACGACGACGTCCTCGTTCTCCTCGTCGTAGAGCACGCACGTCGTGCAGGTGTCCAGCACCTGGGTCAGCACCCCGTTGGGCGTGCCGTCGTCCCAGGCCAACGCGTACCCGTCGCCGTAGATCTCCGCCTTCTTGATCCACTTGGGGAAGAAGTTGGCGAGGTTGTTGGCCTTGTAGACCCGCACCCAGGTCTGCTGCAGGTGCTCGTCGACGTGCTCGGTGGACGGCGCGGTGTTCGGGTCGGCCGCCGCGTGCGGGGCCGGGGTGGTGTTGAGCGCGGTGGCCACCTGGGACGGGCTCGGCGGCGTGTCGGGGGAGTCGGGGGAGTCATCCGGGTGCCCCACGATCGCGTGCCGGGCCCGGTCGGCCGCCAGCGCGTCGGCCGGGGAGGTCTCCGGTTCCGGGCCGGGGCCGGCAGCCAGGACGGGGGTGGAGTCGCCCATCTCGCCGGAGGGGGAGAAGTCCAGGCTGGAGTTCTCGATCGGGGTGATGGCGTTGTCCTGCGGGTCGGTCACGATCACCGACTGGATCGAGAGCCGATCCAGCACCGCGTCCACGACCTTGCCGCTGAAGTTGAGCAGGTAGTCGTCCCCGGTGTCCTCGATCAGCTCGGCGATCCGCTCGTTGGCGAAGATCTCCCCGATCGCGCCCTTGTAGTAGTCCGCGGCGCGCTCGTACTCGGGGATCTTCTCGTTGAAGTGGTCGATGACCCGCTGGATCGTCGGGCGGTAGGTGGCGATGTCGCCGGGGTTGATCACGACGCCCTCCGATGGGTGCTGGGCATGTAGGAGTTGGTCTCCGCGAGGCGGGGGCCTCTGCGGACCTTCTTGGTCTTGCGCTGGCGCCGGGCGGCGTCCAGGAAGTAGTTGACCCCCGAGGCCGCCGCGTCGACCGTGTCGTCGTTCGCGGTCTGCGGGTAGGCGTACATCTCCTCCTCCAGTGGGATGAAGTGTCCACTGTGGAGTACGCGAGGCCGCAGGCTCTTGTAGAACTGGGCCAGCCGCGCGATACGCACGTCCTTGGGCTCGGACTGGGTGACCGTCACCAGGCGGACGGGGAAGTCGGAGAACGGCTCGACGACGAAGTCCTGCCCCTGGTTGGTCTCGATGTAGATCATGTCGATCTCGGGGAAGTCGGTGAGCAGCTGGGCGGCGTAGGCCCGCAGCCGGTGCGGCTTCATCTTGACCCGGTTGGCGAAGGCGATCTCGCAGCGGGACACGTCGGTCGGGTCGGCGGGTGACGTAGCGGGGGAGGTGGGGTCGGTCGGGGTGGTCGGGGTGGGGAGCAGCAGGCCCTCGTAGAAGGCGTCCACCTGGGCCGGGGTGGGGTTCGGGGGCAGGCGGCGCCCGCGCCGGGCGGCCTGGCGTTCGAGTTGCGCCCGGTCGGGCGGGGCGGGGGTGGTGGGGTGGGGTTCGGTCGGGGCGGGGGTGAGGGCTGACCGCGAGGCGGGTTGGAAGCGGATGACCGCCACGCCGGTGTAGTCGGAGGTGTCGGTGGCGGTGACCGCCGGGTCGAGCACCAGGATGGTCCGGGTGACGCCGGTCAGCGGGGCCGTGTAGACGATGTCGCCCATCTCCCAGAAGTCCCCCGAGCCCACCGGGTTGTTCTGCATGTTCTTCATGAAGTCGTTGGTGCCCAGCCGGGGCGCCAGCTCCACGACCGGCCACTTCTCCGGCCAGAGGGACTGCAGCTCCCCGGTGGCCGGGTCCACCGACAGGGCCGGGTAGTAGTGGCCGCGGAAGTTCTGCTCCCGGATCCACCCCGCGACCAGGCTGCCCATCCGGTAGGGGTTGCCCGGCGGCGGCGGCAGGGCGGGATCCGGGCGGACGCCGGGGTTCAGCACGCTCTGCACCACGTCGTGCATGATCGACCCGGCCATCGTCACCGTGCCGACCAGCACGACCCGGGCCCGCTCGTTCAGGTAGAGGATCTTGTCGGCCAGCCGCCGCACGCCCTTGGCCTTCAGGGCCGGCGAGTACTTGTCCTCCGACGGTTCGATGTCGTCGAGGATGATCAGCGTCGGCCGGGCGTTCTCGTGCGAGATCAGGCCGACGATCTTGCCGTCGACCGTGTGCGCGGAGAAGGTGAAACCCGACTCGGAGACGAACTCGTTCTTGTTGTCGTTGACCGCGTTGCCGTTGGCCCGCCGCGCCGGGCGGCACAGGTCGGGGAAGTCCTCTTTCAGGGCCGGGTTGTTGTCGATGTTCTCGTGGAACTTCGCGAGGTGCTTCTGGACCTGGTCGTCGGAGTCGGAGAACGCGACGATGAACCGCTGGTGCCCGTGCGCCCCCGCCCACAGCGGCCCGATACCGAACAACCATGAGCTTTTTCCCGATTCACGAGGGGCGACGAAACCGTCGCGGTCCTGCCGGGTCAGGGTGGAGGGGAAGGCCCACTCCTCGATGCAGGAGATCACGTCCACATGGAACTGGGACAGGGTGATCCCGCCGTAGGGGTGCTCCTGGTTGGCGGTCTGGGCCGTGGTGTCCAGGATCAGGTAGTGCGGCACGTAGATCAGGGCGAAGAGGAACACGTCGTAGCGGGTGGCCTCCCGCCGGCCGGCCGAGGTGCCCAGCGCCCCGGTCGCGTACAGGTCGGCCAGCAGCGCGAACTTGTCCTTCAGGAACTGTGTCGGGGTGGGGTTGTGGAGAGTGGTGTCCCCGAGTACGAGCGTGGGCGCGCCGCCGTCGACCAGGAGGGGGTTCCCTGTGGCAGGGGGTCTGGTCGGGGTCGCGGTCACGGCCCTAGCATAGCGTGCGGGCGTGCGCATGCGTGCGGGTTCGTGCGTGCGGGTGCGGGTGGTGGAAGTTAGTGTACCGGGTTGGCCTTCAGGTACGCCGCGGTGCCCTGGGTGCCGCCCTTGTGGTCGCGGCCCCCGCACAGCTTGGCGTGGGCGGCGGTGGACATGTGGGTGAACTCCTGGTGCAGGTTGCCGGCCAGGCCGTCGATCTCCTCCGGCTTGATCGAGCCCGGGTGCTTCGCGGCGATCTTGCGCAGGAGAGCCTGGCAGCGGTACCAGTCCCCGCACCGGTTCCACTGGATCTTCTGACCGCCCGCTCCGGCCGGCGAGAAGTACCTGCGCAGGCTCGCCGGCAGGGTGCCGTGCCCGCCTGCCGCAGTGGCCGCCTTCGACGCCGCGAGACTCATGCGTGCATCGTAGATGACCGGTCAAGTGGTGTCCTGTGTGTACACTAACTTTCCAGGTTATTGTACATAGCCTTTGTGCCGGAAAATGCTCGGAATTTTAGCCTTGGCGCCTCAAAATGCTCAGAATTTTAACAGTTGATCCGGCCGGCCCTCCGAAGATCAACAACCACCCTTTGCAGAAGCAAAGCTGTCCAAAAAGGAGTGTCTACAGTGGACGGCTCCACAGTGGACGGTCGCATGTGGACACTCCACACTAGACACTCCACAGTGTAAGGCTCCACAGTGGACTTGATCACTCGTGACTCACTAGGTTTCACATGGTGACCATGATCGACATCGACTGATCACAACGAACAGAACACGAACTGATAACGTTCAGGTCTCGGTGCTTGACCCGATACCTCTGCTAGGGAAACGTGGCTCATGCACCACCCACCACCACTCACCACCCCCTCTCACCGGGAGCTCAGATGAGCAGCAAGACCACCTACTCGCACAACATGATCACCGCGCTCTCATGGGTGGCCCGTAGCGGCCGTGTCAGCGCCTCCATGGGTGCCAGCACCGTGACCGCACTGGTCACGCGAGGCGCCATCGTGGGTCAGCTGACGGTCAACGGCACCATCCCCAGCGGCACGCTGGCCCGGCTGACCGCAGAGGGTTGGTCGGCGCTGGCCGCGCACGGCGACAGCTCGGACCTGCCGCACATCCTGGCCAACGCGGAAGCCGATGCTGACGAGTACAACTCCACCGTGCCGACCGTGACCATCGTGGCTCCGGTGAAGCGTCTCACGATGGCGGTCACCGGACACGGCTCCTACACGTTCGACAGCGACCTCTACGACATGGCGCTGTCCCGCACGCGGGCCGACCTCTACGCGCACGTCGTAGAGGTCACCAGGGGGATGGAAATCGCTCCGCTGTCCAGCCTCCGCAAGGCCGAACTGGCCGCCATGGTGGCGGAGTGGGAGACCGGCACGCGGGACAACACCACCGTGGCAGCGCCCGCCGTAGACCCCGCCGTGCGGGCCGCTGTCGGCCGCCGACAGGCTCAGCTGTCCGTCGCGTCGCAGTACTCCGCGACCATGCTGGACGCGCTCGCCTACGTCGCGGAGCACGGCCGGTTCGACACTCGCAAGGGTGGCACCATCCGCACCACGATCGCCGCGCTGCGCTCCCGTGAAGCGGTCGCTCAGAACGGCTACGTGGTCCAGGTGACCGCGTCCGGGTGGGTCGCCCTACAGGCTCTCAGCACGGAACGCATCCTGGCCGACGCGGAGACGCTCGCCCACGAAGCGGACGCGACCCGGACGGCCGACATCGCGATGCACCTGCTCCACGATGAGCGGATGCTGGCCGCGCCGGACGACGCTGTGTGGTACGGCAGGCGGTCCAGCACGGTCGCGCGCACCGACTACGACGCTGCCATGGCCTGGGTCAACTTCGGGCCGTACACGGGCTATCAGGCCGCACTAGAGGGTATCCGGGCGGAGGTCGCCCGTGAGCGCGCCATGATCAGCGCACGCGGACTCTCGGAGTACTCGCACGACCGGCTGACCAAGATCCTGACCGGGCTCCACGGGAACGGTGTCCTGTCGTCCGAAGTGGACGGTCTGAAGTTCCACATCTTCACCCACGATCAGGGCAGCGTGACGCTGCCGCTGGGCACGTCGGTCACCGAATACGACCCGCGTCCCGGTCGCCAGGGCGTCCGCCGTGGTGGCCGCGTGGTGGCCTGCGAGAGTGGCACGGTCACGGTCGAACTGTGGGGGCGTAGCTCGCTACGGCTCTCCCAGTACGCCCGGGAGACGTTCCGCCGTCACGAGCTCATCACGATGGCGCAGTGGCGCGCTCTGCCCGCGACCGAGCGGACCGACCTGGACGTCGACACACTGACCGGCGCGGCCAGCGAGGCGACCACCCGACCGTCAGACTTCGGCTACTTCGGCGACGTCGACCTGTTCGACACGTGGGGAATGACGTTCGGCCAGTCGGCGGCCAGCGACCCCGTGGAGGAGTCCAACTACCGTGTCGCGCTGGCCGCCATCCGGGAGGCGTGCGTGTTCGCGGACGTCGAGCCGGACGAGTACGTGCGTGATACCAACATGGGACACTGGTTGGTCGGCACGGTCGACCACCTGTTGGTCAGGGTGTGGGAAGACGAGGAGCACACCCGGCTGACGTACCCGTTCGTCGTCGCCACCGAACTGGCCACGTCCCTCCAGGACTACCCCGTCCTGTCCGAAGAGGACTTGTCCGAGCTGGAGAACCACTACGCGGAAGGGGCATGGGACGCCTACCTGTCCAGCGCGGTCCGTGACGAGGTCGGCCGGACGCTGAACGCGGAGGACACCGACGACGACACGCTGAGCGCGCTCATGCCGCGTCCGTTGGGTGCCGGCGAGTCGGTGGAGGACTTGCTCCGTGAGAAGTACTACGCGTACGAGGAGAACTACTTCTACTGGGAGCAGGGTTCGGGCATGGTCAACGACGCGCACGACGCGGCCGTCGACCACGTGGTGACGACGCTGTTCCGCTCGCTGTGAACGCCCTGGCACGGGACACGTTCCCGACGTTGTTCGACACGTTCACGCCGCAGAATTGGTGCGACTACTACCTGGACGCGGCAGGCCGCTGCCAGGTGCTGGCCCGCACCGCCATCCGAGAGGCTGACTTCTCGGAGGCTCGCCGCTGGACCGCGCAAGCCATGACCATGCGCGAGAAGGCCAGCGAGGCCCTGCGGACACCGACCTTCTGACCGTCAGTCGACCACCCGGACGGGCACGCTCCACCCCCGCCGTCCGCCCGGGTGGTCGCTCGGACCGTCAGTCCGGATCCACACCCACTCACCGGGAGTCACCATGATCACGAGCACCTACAGCGTCTACGCGGACGGCCAGCGCATGTCGGTCACGTCCGACTGGCACGCCGCGCGAGAGTCCGTGCGCGTCCTGTTCGACATGCTGGCGCAGTCGCACGACTTCCCGCGCTCCGCTCCCGTCGCGCTGGCGGAGGCGATTGCTGCGGCCACCCCGGGCGACGCGTTCAGCTTGGAGACCTTGATCGACGGCAGGCCGATCCTGTTCGAGGTCATCGCAAGGGCCTCTCAGTCGTCCGCAGGGGCTCCGCTGGCCGATCCGTTCGCCGGTCTCCCCCGTTCGGCCTGACCGTCAGTGCAGCGGCCACACAGCACGTCTCACCGCCGTGTGGCCGCTACCTCGGACCGTCAGTCCCCCGCACCACCGACCCGAGAGGCACACCATGATCGCAGTCAAGATCGAGACGAAGAACGACACGAACGGCAACCCGCGACGCGGGTTCATCATCCTGTCTGACGAAGGCAGCGTACTGGCGTTCGCTGACCAGGGTTACCGGGGCGAGCTCGCCACGCTGGACGCGGCACGCGACGCGGCCGGGCCCGGCACGGACGTCCAGCAGTCGGTCACGCTCGCCGTGACGCCCGGCCAGTACCGCGCCTACCTGAACGACGCGAAGATCGGCCACGTGTAGTTGATCTATAACGTTCGCATCACAACAGGCAAAATGTGCACTAACCTCCGCTAGGCTCGTGTCGTTCCACTCACCCGCACCACCCACCCGAGAGGCACACCATGGCTCGCATCACGAAGGCCCAGCAGGCCGAGCGCGATGAGGCACGCGCGACGTTGCGCGGCTTGCTCGATCAGGCCACCGACCGCACGCTGTACACGATCTTGCGACACGTCTCCTCCTCCGGCATGACGCGCGTGATCGACGTGGTGGTCATGCTGGACAACCAACCCGCGTCGCTGTCGCACCTGTACGCGAGAGCCATCGGCGAGCGCACCGACAAGCGCGGCGGTGTCAAGATGACCGGCGCCGGCATGGACATGGGGTACGCGCTGGCCTACAACGTCGGCCGCGTGGCCTACCCCCAGGGTCACCGTTGCGATGGCGAGACGTGTCACAGCAACGATCACGACAACCGCCCGCACCCGCCGCGCGTCGCGGGCAGCATGACCCACACGGACGGCGGCTACCGGTTCGACCACCGCTGGCTCTGAACGCTCTCAGCCGGGCCCGACTGCCACGGGCCCGCGCTGTGTCCATTCAGGACAAGCCCACTCACCAGGGAGACACAGTGAAGATCACGCATGACGACGCGGCCGACGACAAGTACGACGCGCACTGGCACGTGCTCCGGCACGCGGGCGATGACGACCCGTTCGCCTCCTACAGCCTGTCCGCCGCACTGGACTACGCGGCACGGGAGATCGACCAGGTGTCCGAGCACGTGCACGAAGAGGCCATGGACGCGTTGGCGGAGAAGGCATGGGAGGACTCCGCCAACGCCTACAACCGGTCGGAGCAACTCAACGCGCTGGCCTCCGAGCTGTCCGCACTGCACCGCAACTCGGACGCGGACGCTTCGCGGCGCGCGCCGCTGTACCGCGATGAGCCGCAGTGGGGCCCCAGGTGGCTCCTGGCGACCGAGCACCTGTTCGACACGGCGGAGGTGCCGGACGACTTCGCGCTCTACCGCTGCACCGACACGAACTGCCGCCCGGGCACGTGGGTGGTCGAGATGTGGGGAGACTTCCTGTCCCGTCGCCGGATCGAACACCAGGATGATTTCTTGGCCGACCAGTACGGAGCAGCGTTCGACCTGTTCGTCCAGACCACGCACGACTGGGCAGACGCGTCCGACTGCGCCCACTTCGGCGACGGGTCGGACATGGCCACGGTCGAGTCCCTGCTGTCCGAGTACGACCGGGAGTGCGAGAACACGATCGTGTTCGTCGTCCAGGGCAACGACTGCGCCTCTTACACCTTCTCCCTGACGTTCGACCCGGAAGCCTTGTACTGATCGGATTCCCCGGCCGGGGGACAACGTCCCCCGGCCGTAGTGTCCACTCAGAACAACCAAGATCAACCCCACTCACCGGAGGTACTCCGTGCGCACTCGCATCCTGATCGGCTCCGCCGTCGCCCTGGTCGCCGGCACCGTGCTGACCGGCCTGCTGACCGGCCTGCTGACCTTCTACGGGGTCGGCGGCGGCCACTCGCTCAACTCCGGCGTCCGCATCGGCACCGACACGCACAACGTCGGTGTGGAGTGGCGCGGCACGCCCGGCTTCTTCTCCGACAACAACTAGTTCCACCCCACTCACAGGAGGCACACAGTGATCGACAGCAAGATCGTCTACACCTCACGGGATTTCACCGTGAAAGTTGTCCTCACGGAGGACACCGACACCCACCCGGATGAGTTCGGCTGCTACTCCGACGATGACATGGTCGCGTGGAAGTCCGATCAGTGGCGCTACGTCGACGTCACCGCGACAGTGACCGCCAACGGCCACACGATCGGAGAGAACACCTTGTCCGGGGTCGAACACGGCACGTTGGGCGACGGCACGGAGGTCGACGCGCTGAACGTGACCGTGCCCGATTCCGCCGCGCTGAACGTGGTCTATGAGGCCCTGTGCGACGCACGGGACACGCTCACCCCGCGCGCGCTCGACACCGTGTTCGACTTCTTCGGCATGGCCGTTCCGCAGGAAACCACGCCGCCGAACGCGGACGCTGTGTCCGCTGCCCGGCTGATCATGCACACCCACCCCCAAGCGTTGCCGGGTGCGCTGGTCGCCCTGCGCGCGATGGGTGTCGCGGAGCCGATCATCGTGCTGGCCGAAGCTCGGGAGCGCGAGATCCTGCAAGCGATGTTCAACCGCACCATGGACAAGTTGGAAGCTGACAGCGCGCGCAAGGTCTCCGTCATGGTCCACAGCGACGGAGAGGTCACGGCGGAGGCCCCCAACGACGTCACCGTGGAGATCAGCTACCCGATGGCCGACGACGATCGCGAGTGCGAGGGGTGCGGCCTGCCCTGCTACCGGGAGGACAACGTCGGCACGTGGGTACACCGCGAGGGGTTCGGCTACGGCGACGACCACCCGCCACGCATCTCGGACTGACCGGATTGCGTTGCGCCGGAACAAGTTTCCGGCACTCCGCTGTCCATTCAGGACAAGCCCACTCACCGGAGGTGCACAGCCATGACCGACAGCACGTTCACCGATGACATCACCGCGACCGTAGCGGCCAGCGAGAACGGACAGTACGTGGTCGTCCAGATCGACACCACGGGCGAGGAGGATGAGCACGGCCCGTTGGGCCTGGTCGTCTGCCTCAACGACGCCGACCTGTACCGCAACACGGCGGACGCCTACGTCAACGCGGGCAACCTGATCGAGTGCTCCTACAGCGACGACACGGAGGTCTGGACCGTCTCCGCCCGGCCGGACGCGTCACAGTCGTGGCACGTGCAGGAGACCGGCGACAGCGAGGAGCTCAGCACGCTCCTCTCGATCGCGCACGACGTCGCGACGGGTGGCTGAGCGCGTGTCAGAGCACGGCCCGGTCTGCCCGAACGACGGCAACCCCACGGTGCCCGACAGTGTCACCACGTACGTGTGGTGGCACTGCCCGGGGTGCGGAACGCGCTTCACACCGCACGGTGTCCCAATCGCGCGACGGGCGGCTGAGTGAGGCTGCTGTGGGCGTTCCCCCCGCACCCCGGTCCGCGCAAGGGCCGGGGTGCGCGGGCACGGCGGGCGGACGCTCAGCGGGACGGGCACGTCTCGCCCAATCTGGCCGCCGCGCGACGGGTCGCCGAACAGGTCCGCATTAGGGCCGACCGGGACGGCACCTCGATCTCGCATGAGATGATCACGACCACCAAACACGCGATGCGCAGCAAGGCCAGCACGGCGGCAATCGCATTGTTGCTCGATATCGGGCACCAATCGGTGCCGGCAGTCGTCCCGATCGACCTGGACGCGCTCTAAAAGATCAAGCTCTGAGAGCCCCTGTGACGTCTCACAGGGGCTCTCTGGCGTCCAAGTACCGGAGACGGCATCGAGGCTCTCAGACACACGCACATCAGGGCGTACGGGCGTGTCGTGGCGAGGCGCGCTGGTCGCTCGGGTCGTCTGCGGCCGGTCGAGACCTTCCCTACATATGCGACGCGATTTGCACCTGCAAATCGGACCGTGGTCCGGGGTCGTCCGACCAAGATCAACAATGCATTATCTCGCATGATCAACTGTCTATAGCCAATTGAAGTTTGCCCCTACAGTCGATAGCGCTAGCGCTTGATCAACAGACATTCTTCGACCATTCTTGCGCCATTCTTTCGACCATTGTTGGGGACAGAAACAATGGTCGAAACAATGCACACTGTCCACTCTGAACAGTGCTTCTGACCGTCCACAGTGTACGTCCAACTGGGATTTGATCTTGCATAACCGCAGGTCAGAGGCTTGCCTTGCTCCATGTGTCCAGTTCGAGACACATAAATAAACATTTATCGAATATTATAAAATTGTTAGTCCATATTACCAAATGCCTGAGCACGTTGCTCTTCGCTCATCTTCGGATAGCCATACATTCCTTTCTCACGCAACACCAATCCCAATCCGTCACTCAGGGGATCGACACACACGATGTCACCGTCCTCCGCCCGGGCCCGATGCCGGTCGAACGCGCTGACACTGGTGAACGTCCGATGGCAGCCGCCCGCACCGCAGTGCGCCCGTCGAGACCCCGTCCACACCGCCCCACACCGACACGATCCCGCACCCATCCCGTACTGAACGCCCATTCCCGCCCCTCCATCACGCCTCTGACAGCCTCAAACCCGATCCCCGGCCAATCCTACCAACCAGCCCCCTCTCGCCCCCAGCACCAACACCAACCCCAGCAATCGCCCTCCCCACCCCCACCAGCACAGATGCCCGCCCGGCCACCACG